AGGCCGGTGTATCCGCTTCTCGATACGATCAGGGAAGTCTCCTATCCCCCTCCGTCGGGTACCTACGGTCAGACGATCTACACGGGGATCAGGCCAGGACTGAGGGGGACGCAGATCAACGGAACCTGGTGGCTTGTCATCATGGACAGGGCAGGTTCCTCGATGGGCATGGATGGTTCCTGGTTCAGGCAGGTCCGTCTTGAGATCACCTACGATCAGGGGAGATCGATCAAGAACACGTTGACCTCTAGCCATCTTCGTTTCAAGAAGAACGGTGTCTCATCTTCTCCACGCGTGGCATGCATGGTCAGGGACGCCGCGAATTACATGGCGCTTTCTGGAACATCTACGTGGAATGGGATAGGTTTCAGACACAATCTGTGTGTCGTCTATGTCGATCCGGTCGATACACATGGACGTACGGTGGGGATCACTGATAATACCGGATCGGCGCAGAACTTTGCCGTCTTCACCAGGATGACGGGAGCTCTGGCGGATCGTCTCTTGCTTTCCGCTAGCCTCACGGCTCCGGGTTCTGGAACGGCCCATGCCCTGTATTCGTATCTGAACAACCCGTACGGAACGCCATACATCCCTCTTTCTTCGGGTTCTTCTGTCGATATCGGGTCTCAGTTCCTTGACAGGGAAAGCGACGAATCGAAGGAGACCAGGAAGAAGATCTTTGAGCTGCTTAACCCGAAGAACTTTGACACGACCAACACCATTCCCGCCGTTCGGTCCCGTGCGAACCTCACTCGGTCGCTTCGAGATCGGGTAGAGGTTATCTTGTCTTCCGCAAGTTCTTCTCTCTCCTGATTCATCTTCTTGAAAGTCTTCTGGCGCGCTTACTTAATGTTGCCTGAGGAGTGCCCAATTGGCTGGATTTCTTGACAAAAACGAGCGCATCGTCGACATGGTTCTCACCAACGAAGGCAAGAGGTTGCTTTCAAAGGGAGATCTGCGTTTTTGCTACTTTGCTCTTTTCGATGATGAGGTCGACTACGATCCTTTCATCCGAAACAGCGGCTCTCTCACCGCCGATCAACTGAGCTCCTCCATCGAGGACCAGATCGAATCGGGATTGGTGAGGGAGGCGGTGACAGGCTACCAGATCGCCAACGTCAGCGGTTCCGACTTCACGAACGTCCATAGGCCGCTCTTCACCATCCCCCAGGGGCAGGCGATCCTTCCCAGGATGAGTTCTTCTGTGCCGTCAGATAGTCAGTTTGATATCGTGGTCAGGCAGCGAAAGCTTCAAGACATGCACATCCAACGTGATCCGGCTGGAAACGTGATTCAGAATTTGGGTCCGTTTGACAGGGGATTCGAACGATATGATTCATCGGGGGTCAAATTCGATTTTCATATCATGGATTATCCCGTAGATCCTGAAAATCAGCAGGGTTTTCTGGTGAGAGTATATCAGAGTGGGACCGAAGGTCTAGTGGAAGTGAAAGACAGGCGTGATTCAAACAACGACGTCTGCTACAACAACGATATGAAGATCGAGATCCTGGGAGGTCGAAAGACAGATGCCGTTTGATTGGGGATCTGGACTGAAGACGGGAGTCAACATCAGCAAAGGGAAGCCACGTGCTTCTCTTACGAACGGTTCCTCTGCCAGGAAATTCATCGCGAAGGATCTTGTCTCGAACAACTCAAAAGATGAGAATTCGAGATCAAACGCCGAACATGTCGTTGAGCAGGCGGCGGGATTGAAGACCGTTTCCATGGTTGTCTCTGCCGCTGCCTCCGCGGCCCGAGATTCGCTACAGAACGTACGAGATGTCATCGATTCCACGAAACCAAACACGCAGGGAGATGCTCGGAAACTCGTTCCATCTTTCTCAGAAGACGATCTCGTGGTCTCACAGAACAACCTCGCGCAGGCGACCACGGACAGGATCGGACCGGTCCCCGGGGAGATATCAACCCGGCTGACGAATTCCGCCTGGGATATCTTCGGGCAAAGCCTTCCGGCGTTTGTTCCCCCGAGAGATGGGGCTGATTCGGATCCACCGAACACGGTGACTCCTGACATCGAAAGCGTCTCCATCGACATCGACAAGAAGAAGGGAGCCATCGACTGCTTCTACTCGACGATCACCTTCAACGTGCCAGTGGCCGCGGTCCAGTCTGGGCAGATCAGGGCGATCAGGATATTCAGGGCAGAGATTAACAACCCGACATTCTTGAACGCTTCGGGAAGATTGACGGCCCGTGCACTTGACATCCTGAGGGCCGACCCGAACAGATCTCGATCCAAGAATCAAAATTACGTTTCTGATTTCGAGAACAGGTTGGCGGAGGCCGGGATCGACAATGCCGTCACCGCTCTCAATGCCGTAGACCCAGTCATCGGGATCAGGACAGGCGCGCAGAGCGCTTCTCTGATCGATCCGACACACCTCTCTTCCATATCGAAGATCGGAGGGGACGATCGTGTCATGAGCGATCTCGCCTCATTCATCAAGCCAGATGGCCTGGACGGGATCGATCGATCGGTCTCACAGGATCTCAAGAGCATCGCCAACCTCGTGCGTAACAACCCGCACCTTGCGCTCGATCCGATCCAGGATGTTGCCCCGGCTGGCCGGATGCTCTTTGTTGATTCGTCAAGCAGGATGGGAACGGCCCAGCTTCGGCAGGTTCGAGATTCATTCTCTGAAAACACGGGAGTGGTGATCACGCCTCCCAACGTTCAGAAGTTCAAGGAGATCGCGTTTGTCTCTCCCGATGATACGAAGAGACTTAGAGACCAGATCTTTGGAGACGTGATCTCCTATTCGTTCGATGATCCGACCGTGCTTTACGGACGTTCCTACAAGTACTATGTGGTGACCGTCGACAAGAACATGCACGAGAGCACGCGTTCTCGGATAGTCCAGGTGAACGTGGATGGTCTTCGTGTGCCAGATTTTCCAAAGAGGATATCTGGTTACGTCATCAACGGAGCCATCTCGTTGAACATGATCGTCGAGGATGGACTCGTCGAGAAGTTTGAGATCTACAGGCGTGAAGATAGCGTCCCGGTCTCTCGGCAGATCTCTTCGAAAGAGATCGTCGTCATGGGATCTTCGACGGGATTCTCTGTCGATAAATCGACTCGCGTCAAGCTGGGAAACAACTTCCTTCAGGTAGGAGAGGCTTCAAACAACGGCGCGTCTGGAGGAGTATTTTACGATAGGACCGTGAAGAGTGGTCAACGGTACACCTACAGGGTATATTCCGTCGACATCTTTGGGAACAAGTCTGAGTCACCCAGGGAGATATCGATCTACGTTCCCAACACGTCCCTGAAGTTCGTGGAACTTAGGAAGCCTTCGATCCTCACGCAGGTGGACGCCAAGACGAACAAGGTAAGGGTGACGATCGATGTGGAAGATTCACGTATCACGAGCGTGTTTCTCGGCCGTCGTGATCTGACCCTGTCACAGCAGGCATTCGTCCCTCCCGGGGAGCCGAATTCCATCCTCCTGGGAACTCCCCGTAGTGCCCTGGCGCGCAGTCGCTTTCTTGGGTCTAGGATCGCCGGAGAGGAACGCGATACGGCCTGGACTGGATATTTCGAGGTGACCCCAGGAGATCCGATCCAGTTCATCGATCACACATCTGCCGTGGATCACATGTACCAGTACAGGGTGTACGGGATCGATAGGTTCGGGAACAAGACACCCTTTGAGATCTCGAAACCACTTCTGGTCGACAACCTTCCGCTCGTGAACGAACCGATCAACCTTTCTTCTTCTCTGGATGTCGGTGCGGATGGGAGGATAAGAAACGTCAGGCTGAGCTGGAACGATGGTAACATCGACATAAGCGCCGAGTCCCTGCTGGGAAACCAACAGGATCTCCTCGATACTTCTGTCCGTACGCTCTATCAGGTCCAACGCCGTCGCGGAAGTGAGGACACGTGGCACGATTTTCCGTTGATCGAGAACAGGTTCATCGATGATCCCGTGATCGATCTCTCGGGAAGCTCCCCGCCAAAGTTCAGGCCTGATTTTCTTCGCAGCAACGAGACGTATGTCTATCGGGTAGCCGCTATCCAGACGGGAAGTTTCATATCGAACTACAGCGTTCCGATCATGATAGACGTAACGATCCCAGTGGCTGATCCCCAGAACTTTAGGATCACCACTCCGAGCACGAAGCAGCAACCGTTTTACGTGGTTCTGAACTGGGATACGCCCATTTTTTCTGGGGAGATCGATCACTGGGAGATAGAACGTGCCGTCGTCAACAACCTTGCCGCGGCCCGACTCAACCTCAGCAATCCGGCCGATTTCAAAGATCTGGATTTCAAACCCTTCAGGTCTGTTTTCCTTGAGTCCAGTAGGTTTCGTGAGGCGACCGATGACCAGAACCAGGCGGTCGATCGTTCTGCCGCGTTTCCAGATCTCTTTACTGGCCAACACCACTATCTCGATGCGTCTGTCCAATTTGGGAATTCCTATTTCTATAGGATTCGAGCCGTGCCGACTTTTTCTGTTTCTCCGTCAAACTGGACCTACAGGGGAGTCAAGGTGACAGACGAAAGCTTCGAGAAGAAGCAAGATCCCGTGACTTCTCCCAAAGAAAAGCAAAATCAGGCCACGTCGAAGGATCCTGTTGGGCCCCTTCTGCCTTCTCCTGCAGTGATCAACATCTCGTCTTTCAGCATCGTTCCTTCCAACACGAGGGGAAAGATCGTGACGAGACAGGCTCCGGTGGCTGCCGTTCCCTCGCGGCCAGTCACGATCGCTCCTCCTCCACCGGCAAACGTCACGAAGGCTAGGAACATGGGCTCACGTCCGGCCGTTAAGATCTTGCCAACGATAATCAGGAAGCAGTGATGTCCCAGCTATCAGGTAGACCAAACGGGCTGAGCAGAAACCAGATGATCGTCTGGGACATATCGGACACGATAGGGCCCCCGCCAGATGTCGCGGATCAGAACTACATGGAGATCTGTGTCCGTGCAGCCCAGGCTGTCGGAAATCCCTCGAACACCCCGAGTGTGTCGAACGTCGGGTTGGCAGTTCCACCCCCGGCGAGTTCTGTGAGGTCGCCGTGGGGCTCGACGCTTAATCCAGCGGTTCCTCCCGCGGCTCAGGGTACGAACTTTGCGATCAGGAACGCCGCTCTCGCCGCCCGGAACAACGTCTTCGATACGATGGATAGGGTAGCCGCGTTCATCTCTCGTGCCAAGAACGCGGGTTTCTCCCCTCCGAACAACCCGTTCTCCCAGATAGCCGCCCTCAATCCGATCATCCTCGGGATCGTGTTGATGCCAGATCTGGCTACCAAGCTGGTGGCCGACGTCGTCGTCTATTCTCAGCTCCTGCAAGCCGAGAGAGAGGGGAAGCTAGACCTGAGCAAGTCGACGTTCGACGCCGCTCAATTGAACCACGTCGCGGTGGGATTGAACGGATTCGGAAACAACAACTCGACGGCCACGTGGCTCATGAGTTATCTTCCCGATGCCGATGCGATAGCCCAGCAGAAGGCCCAGGAGCTCCTGGCGGCGCTCGACTTCAGGAAGCGTGTTCCTAAGATGCTGTTCAGTCTGGACTATTCACCGTCTGGACAAACACTCGGCGCGATCGTCGGTTGGCAGAGGATATCCGATGCCTCGGGATACGTCCTGAAGAGACATGGCATATTCGCGAACGATGACGTTTCGGTCACGCTTACCAACGCGGATCTCAAGGCCCAGAAGGATCAGCTAGGCGATTACGTGAGGACGTGGGTCATGACGTTCTACGATCAGATCAACTTTGACTCGATCTGCGTGTATCTCGACAAGACTGTCCGTCCAGACGAATACTACAACTACAGGATCCAGGCCTACCAGGTCCAGAACACCGAAACGAACGCCATCTTCAACGTCGATTTTTCACCGGCGAACATCTCACTCGCCCAGCGCGCCGCCATCCAGAATGAGATGAGATCGATCGAGGGAAATCCGATCGGCGGGGATACGATCAGCCCGTACCCGTTCTTGGCTCGAGCTCTTCTGGGAGACAGCCGACACGATTGGATATTGGCCGGGCTGAATGTCCGTGCGTCCATCAATCGGGCGGACAACCGGACCACATCACGTGGCTATTCGTACATCGGAGCGCAGCTCTCGTTCCTCTTCCAACAGATGGATCAGGGGAAATTCCTCGTGCCAAGGGACATCAACGACATACCCAAGAGGGTAACAGACGCCATCTCGCAGTTTGGACTTTCCCAAGTGATCGGAGAGCTGCTCGAGGAGACTGGAACTCTCTTCTACTTTGAGGGAAAGGATCCTCCTGGTCCCGAGGAAGCCTTCAAGGCGGGGGCGACGAGACTTCGAGACAGCAATCTGCTTGCTACCGTGCTCTCGGCGGTAGATCCAGAGACTGCCACCCTAGACATCAGGGTTTTCTCAGCGAACGTCGCCCAACTGCTCCAGGGTGCTTCTCCGGCCAAGGGAACGTCTGTCTCCAACACCCAACCAAGGGTGCAGTCCCAGACGACCGAGATCGCAGTTCCCGTCTTCGACGATTCGGGGAACGATTCTTCCGCGCAGGGAGACATCCAATCTCTCATCCAGCTTGACGCCCCAGAGGATGGAATCGTTGACCTGACGACGTTCGATGGATTGAGCCAGTTTGTCCGCACGATCCGTGTGTTCTCGGATTTCGGTTCAGATCGTGGAAGCTCAGTCAGTACCTCTGTCGCCATGGATCGGGGGACTTTCCCTCCTCCAGCTGGCACGATCACCATCCCTCCGCCACCGCCGGGAAATCGCTTCCCTCCGAACGGAGAGGGTGCAAAGAACCCCAGCAATGAGGTAGATATCCCTGATAGGGTTCCTGGGAAGATCTTGAATCCGAACCCGAAGCAAAGACCATGAGAAAGCTCTTCAACGACGGATTGGGGATCATCGATTCGACCTCCGCGATCAATCCCGGGAGCACGCAGAAGCTCCCGGGGAACAAGACCGTCACGGTCAACAACGTGGATCAGCCTTCCCTCGGCACTCCAGCGTTGCCGGGACGTCCCGTGCCTTCCGCCCCGAAACCCACGGTCACACCGACCGTCGCCCCACAGGTCTTCTCTGCGGATTCTGGGTACGCTCCATACGAGACGATCTTTCACGAGCTCAACATCGAGGCGTACCCGATCTACAACTTTTGGACCGAGGACGAAGAGACAAATGATTCGGAAGACAGGGGCGACCGAGCCCTTGACGACATACCCAGGTACGTCCGTCTCTACTGGGAACCCGCCCCAAGGCTTCGTGACACCTCTGTCACCAGTGTTCCCGCCGCCGGGAAAAGGGACCAGCGACCGGTCCAGTTCTCGACGGAGATCGACAGGAAGAACGCGATCATCCAGAAGGGGATCGCCTTCGACCCAGAGCACCTGAAGAACTTTAGCCTGATCAAGAACTCGGTCGGAAATTTCTATGTTTCTCCCGGGGTCCTGCACGCGGTGGCCGAACTTCCCCTCCAGAACACTGACATCCAAGACGACATCCATCACGACGAGGCCGCGCACTACATCGATGAGGAGTCTTTTCTCACCCATCCCGACACCGTGGGAGTATCGATACACGAGCTGAAGGCCAACGTGCATAGCATGACCAACGGGATGGTCAACTCGGCTCGAATCGCCGCCGCCAGCATGTCTGCGGATATCCAGGCTGAACGTGCCGTCCTGTTTGACGGACAGTTCTCGGTCTCTCGTCCCATCGATGAGGGCATCATGCGGGTCCAATCGCTTGCTTCGGATGGACCGAACATCTCCTTCGCCGCGAGGACCGCGAACTCCAACGAGCCGGTCCCGGTGGACAATGTCCTCAACATGATCTCCAAGTTTCAGGAGGCTGTGCCTGCCAGGCAGGTCGACAGGGACGTGCAGGCCAGGGTCCGTTTCGTCAACCCAAGCATCGCGGGGATCATCTCTGAAGAGAAGGTCAACCACATCGCGGCCCCTGAACACGCCGAATCCACGGCGGCCGTGGCCCAATTCCTTCCGAATCTGGAGGTGATCTCGAAGTCGGGACTCACCCAGGCCCCACGGCAGGTTTCTGTCCCCTCGTTTCCTTCTCCGCCTGGCCTTCCTCCACTGGAATACGTGGGGTATATCATCGAGAAGTACCGTCGCAACCAATCCGGAGTCTTTGAACTGGTCCAGACGATCGATCTCGACAACAGGGAGTACAACGAGTACGTCGACACACGTGTCGTCTACGGCGGAGTATACAGGTACCGCATCCGCGCCATCATCCGTTGGACCCGTCATAAGGACGTGGGAGTCGAGGGAAAGGTCCCGTACGATGTCCTCGCGTTGTCGACGCAGGCCAGGACGCTCTCGGCCTACCAAAGCTCATACTTTGCGGGAGAGTGGTCCAAGAAGTGGACGTATGGGACGATCGTAGATACCGTCCCGCCGGCGCCACCTGACGAACTGACAGTGCGACCAGATTCGGCCAAGGGAAAGATAACGATCTCTTTCAGGATGCCGTACAACCCGCAGCGGGACATCTTCATCCTGAGGTTGTTTCGTAAACTGGTCGGGCCCGATGGCCAGGATATATCTGGATGGCAGCAGCTCGGCCCGGACTACGGTCCTCGGAACGTCTACTATGAGGATCTCGACGTCCTCCCGTTCCAGAAGAACGGGGGAGTGAGGTATGTCTACGCTGCCCAATGCCTGTCACGTCACTGGGAGTACTCGACACTCTCTGAGCAGATGGCCGGAAGGCTCAACGACGACTTCAGGACCTTCGGGGAATTTCCAGTAGAGCAACTGTCCCAAGCCGGAGTGCGGCTTGAAAACCACGGGTGCTTCTCGGTCATTCCCCATCGTAAGTTCAAGGGAGAGATCGTGGTGGCGGACGAGTTCACGCTCTCTGGAAGGAACACGATCGGAAACAGAGCCATGATTCCGGGCTTTTATATCGTACGTGTGGAATCCCTGGAGACCGGGGAGAGGGCAGATTTCAGGGTGGACATCACATATGATAATCGCCCGACGGTCGTGGCCAAGATTCCTTTCAACGTCTACATACCGATGACCACCAGACCGGTCTCAAAGAAGACAGGATCCGTGGCCTCGATGGCGGTGCAGGCCCCAGCTTCTGGGGAAAAAGAGCTCGGAAGCAACGGGGCGGTCGCTTCGCGCTCGAATTTCCTCCCGGGCAACGTGCGGTAAGGTTCAAAACTTCAAGGTAGAGGCTACTTAGAAAACGATGGGATTCCAAGACAACAGCGGGGAAATTTTCATAGATGCGGTCCTCACGGACCTCGGTCGTGAGAAACTGGCCCGCAACGATGGTAGCTTCGCGATCGTCCGTTTTCGTGTCGGTGACGATGAGATCGATTATCGAAACTGGAACGAGCTGACCGGTTCGGACAGCAAGGACCGCAAGATCCTCGACACTCCGATCTTCGAGGCATTCACTAATGAGGTCGTGGCCCTGCGCTCTCCGCTGGTCACGATCCGAAACGCCAGGTTGCAATACCTGCCCCAGATGGTGGCCAAGCCGAGCTCGGTCAGCCTCCGGGAACAGGTCGACTCGGTCGGCGGTGGTGTGGATTTGACGATCAGCCAAGAGATCGCGAGAGCCCAGACGGTCCTTCCAGCCGAGATCATCGACGTGAACTACTCGATCGATCTCGACAACGATCTGATCTTCGTCACGGGTGAGACTCCCGTGTCGATCACTCCGTTCGGGACAGCCCGGTACATCGTCCCTGCCGAGCCGGGATTCCAGACGGCCGCCGGTGGAACCGAGTGCAAGTTCAATGTACGTGTGCAATCTCTCACCACTGAGGTCTTCGATACCCTGGTCGGTGTCAACGTGGCCAAGCCGCGGCAGATCACGACGAATGTCATCGTCCAGGGACAGCAGTCGGGTCTCAACATCAAGATCCCCGTGACGATCACTGAGTTTGCGACTTCGTGATAGGTGAAGGAATCCAATGAGCTATAAGCAATTTGATCTAGCACAGGATGTCGCCTCGGTCGTTTCGGCGATCAACGAGGTCGTGTACGTCTCCTCGTCGTTGTTCTCAAACGACCTGAACATCAAGTTCTACAAGAACATCTCGTCTGCCTCGGCGGGCTTTGACCTCGGCGGCTACTTCGAGACGGTATACGATTCCTCTCCGACATCTTCGTTGTCGACCCCCCTGTTCGACATGACCTACGGGTTCTCGACGGGTTCGTCGTTCAACGTCTCTGTCACCTCGACTTCATCGTTCTCGGAGAAGATCAAGATCTATCGCCAGATGGCTTCGGCCCTTCTGGGTGATCCAGATGCCACCTTCACGGTGAACAACTCTTCGCAGCCCGAGTGTTTCTTCATCATGATCAAGCGAAATTTGATGAAGGACGAGGTCAAGAAGGGATCGGTCTCGATCATCCTCAACCAGGGAACCGGACAGATCACGGGATCGGACAACGGCGCGGTCACGGGATTCAAGCAGACCGTGGGTGGAGACTACGCACCACTGAAGTTCAGTGGCACCGGTTCTGAGGTCGGTCAGGTGTGGTACCAGGCGGGAATCATCGTCATCCCAGACAACCTCGGGTACCCCACTCTTCCCACGTGGTCGGGTTCTGTCACGCTATTCCAGGCCCAATCTTCTGGAACGATCAACCAGCTGGTCGATGGTCTTCGTCGTCATGTGGAGAACTTCAGCTTCCACAACCAGACGAACCTCTACTCGACAGTCTATTTCTGTCGCGCGACCAACCAAGAGTTCAACTACTCAAGCAACCCGACCTTCGTCGACAGCAACAAGCGCATCCGGGTCACATCGGGATCCAACATCCTGCAGACGAGGACCTACATCACCACGATCGGGCTCTACGATCCGAACGACAACCTCCTCGCCGTCGCCAAGGTGAACAAGCCTATCACGAAGTCGCCGGACAACGAGTCAGTCTTCAGGGTCAGGCTCGACTACTGATCGGAGGCCGAGGTGTCGGTCTACCACAAGTTCGAAGATTACGATCTCCTGTACTCGCTGATCAGCGCGAGCCCCAGGATCATCATGACTTCCGGCACGGCGGGTTGGCGGGGGAACGTCGGAGCCTCGTCTTCTCTCAGTCTGTATGAAGGAGTGCGTGGTCGGAACGACGTGTTTGCTGGTTCGGGACACGGAGTTGAGGTCTATCCGCTTGATGCCGTGGACACCCACTCGATCGATCGGGTCATCTATGTTTCTGGATCTTATCCGAGCACGGGATCTGTGCACTTCGTCAAGTGTCGGAAGAAGAACATCGAAGATCTTTCGGCGATCGATCCCTTCCTCTACAATAAGAGCACCCTCATCACGGCTGACGATTGGTACAAGGAACACTTCGATCCGATCGTCCTGAGTTTCGACTACTACAACAGATTCAACACCCAGTACTTCACCGGATCATACGACTATTACTCCCTCTATTTCAAGAGGTACTCGTATCCTGACGTGTATGCTGCGACCTCTTCCTTCGTAGCCGTCACGAACCGCAGCAACATCATGTTTACGGGCAGCCACACACTGCAGGTGTGGTTCAAACCGCTCCTGACATCCTTCACGGGCTCTGACAACCAGCTCGGGAACGAACACGCGACCCTTGTGGCCAAGGACAACACGTACTGGCGCGTATTCATGACCGGTTCCTCGGGGACGATCGCCTTCTCCGATAACGAAAACGCCGTGGTTGTCTCTTCGATCGTCCCCCAGAAGGGAGTGTGGCAGCACCTCTCGGTGGTCGTGGCGTCAGGTTCTGCTGCCAGCGCTAGCTTCTACTACAACGGAGTGCTCGCCGCGACCGCGTCACACTCCGTCGCCGCGCATCCTGGGACCTCGGCAAGCGTAGACAACTTCTATGTCGGAGCCGATCTTGGAATCCTGCAGCTCAGCTCTGGAGGAAAGGGCGGAAGTGGGTACGAGGGGTTCATCTTCGATGTCCGTACATGGAACAGAGCCCTGTCTAGCGCCGACATAAGCGCCAGCTACAACACCTCCGTGTTCAACAGCGGTTCTGCCGACCTTCCGATCTACCTGAGATTCAATGACGGTCCCCTCTCGACGAGACACGGTTTCTCGATGGGGTCTGGGGCCTTCAACTACTCTCCTGTCCTCGATCCCAGTGGCACCGTGGCCCAGGGTCAGTTCATGAACTTTCAGGCCAGGCTTCCCGCTGTCCCTCTCTGGCAACCGAACGACAATCCCAACTACGTGACCACCAAGACGAGTATCGACGACGAGGTCACGATGCTCCGGGTGCTGCACGTTCCGAGCATGTTCTACGGTCGCCAGATCGCCACGGGCTCGATCCGGATGGAGTGCCATGCCTATTCGAACCAGGGGCTGATCCGGGTGTTGGTGGACGATGGCCGGGGGAGCCTGTACCTGTCGGGGAGCATCTGTAGGGCCATCTCCGGTGAGGAATATGGTGGTGTGACTTGGCGGAAGGTGGGCAATGTGTTTTACTCCGAGGGGCTCGTGGTGCTGACGGACCCATCGTTGCTTGATTTCGGTTCGATCAACTTGGATACCGCCAAGCCGAACGATACGTTGCAGGTCAGTTTCAGTGGTCTGGAACGTATATCCACTCGAACGTTCATGTGTCGTGTCCCTGCCGGAGAGGCGAATGCCTCAAGCAACCCGACCTTCTCTTCACTCAACGACGACACCGGGAAGCACGAGATAAACAATCCCGGGCGGGATACGTGGATCACGGCCGTCGGGTTGTATGACGACGAGCATAGATTGGTGGCGGTGGCGAAGCTCGCCCAGCCGATCAGAAAGCGTGGAAAACTTGACATCAGACTCCGCTTTGACATGTGAGAAGATCTTTGGGTGGGACATCTCCACGGCGATCATCGGTTTTGCCGTCCTCGATTCAGAGGGAACCTTCCTATCCAGCAGCTACTGTGACCTCAGGGACATCGACGGGTTGAACGCGAAGGCCGATCGGGCCTACGATTTCGTTCGATTCGAGACGATCCACAAGACGCACCATGATCTTGGTACTCATTTCGTGGAGGACAAGCTCTCTGGCATGGGAGGAGGTTCCAACGCTGGCACCATCATGAAACTTGGGGCCTTCAACGCCATGGTCTCGTGGATGATCCATCAGCAGATATCCACAGAAGAGGCCCACTGCCGTGGAGATAGTCTTGTGCATGTCCACCCCTCGACTGTCAAGGCCCTCATGAAAAAAGAGGGCCTGGTGATTCCGAAAGGCGGGAACAAGAAGGAACTCACCCTTGATTTCGTCAGGGCACGCTGTCCAGCCTTTCCGTATGTCACGAACCGAAACGATAATCCCCAGCCATACTGCTTCGATCAGGCCGATGCGTTCATAACGGCTTACGCGGGTTTTGCCAAATATTTAAAGGGTGCCAAAAAGTAGGGAGTGGAAACTTGGTCTTCTTCGGAGGGCTCTCGGACACGAGACACTGACGAAGAGGGATGAGGTGGTATTCTTCTGTCCGAAACACGGACATTCGGCCGGGAGGACCGTCGGACAGCTGAGCGTGAATCTTGAATGCGATTGGTTCAATTGCTGGTCGTGTGGTTTCGCCTCGAAGAGCCTCTACCCTCTCATCCGGCTGGCTGATCCAAACGCCGCCAGGGAATACATGGGCGAGGAGGGTGGCCGGCTCCGCAAGAGAGCGGAACGTCAGTACGACAAGCCCCAGCTGCCGTCGGGTTTCAAACCCCTCTCACGTTCATCGCGATCTTTCTTTCGACCTGCCTTCCTCAAGTACCTGTACGAAAGAGGTTTGACCGACGATGACATATTGCTCTACAGGCTCGGGTATGTGGAGGACGGGCAGTTTAAGAACAGGGTGATATTCCCATCGTTCGACGCCTACGGTGATCTCAATTTCGTCACATCGCGCTACATCTACGATGATATCCCGAGTCAAGCCAGGTACAAGAACGGCGGAAACTACGACAAGGATGTCATATTCAACGAGTATCTTGTCGATTGGAAAGAGACGATCGTATTGGTCGAGGGCCCGTTCGATGCCATGGCCGCGGGCACAAACGCGGTTCCCTTACAGGGCGTGAGACTCAACGAGGAATCACAGCTCTTTCAAAAGATCGTCGTGGAAAACTGTGACGTAGTCATCGCCCTGGACGCTGACGCCTCGAAGAAACAGCTCAAGCTCGTGGAGAACTTCTTGGACTACGGGATATCTCCGCGTGTGGTCAAGTTTTCGGGAGACGAGGATCCGGCCGAGCTTGGGAAGGACGGGTTTGCCAGTCGTCTCGCCATTTCCAGGAAGATCCAGAGTTCCTGGGACATTGCCAAGATAAGGATCGGTGCATGAGGATCGCGCACATCTCTGACATACACATTCGTAACCTCAAGTACCATGCAGATTACAGACGCGTCTTTGATAATCTCTACGAAAAGCTTTGGGAATTGAGACCCGACCTGATTGTTAACACAGGTGACACGGCGCATACAAAAACGCAGATATCTCCAGAGTTCGTGGAGATGGCGTCAACACACTTCAGGAAGCTCGCAGAGATTGCCCGTCTTCACATCATCCTGGGCAACCACGATTTGAATTTGATGAATGCTGATCGTCAGGATGCCATCACGCCGATCGTCGAGAGTATTAATAATCCACGGATCAGGCTCCACAAGAAGAGTGGCCGTGTCGTTGCTTTTTCGGCTCGGGATCTCTGTGAGTTTTGCAATCGGGGAGAATGCGCAGCTGATTGGCATTCTGGTCCACAGGTCAATTTCTGGATTTTCGGAATCGGTGATCAGGAAAACTATCCGAAACCGATGCATTGGGCGGAATATCCGCAGGACACTAATATCGGATTGTTTCACGGTTCTGTCCTGAACTGTGTCACGGATTCGAACTGGCGAATGACCCACACAGAACAGGAACTGAGCCTGTTTTCTGGATTAGATTACGTCCTGATGGGTGACATCCACAAGCAGCAGTTCATGGATGCTGAACGGAGAATTGGGTACGCCGGCTCGCTCATCCAGCAAAATTTCGGAGAGGACGCCGAGAAGGGTTTTCTTGTCTGGGATATCAAGAGTAAGACGGAGCATGATGTTTTTTCGGTCTATCTGAAGGGATCCCGACCGTTCGTCACGATCGATCTGAATCTTGACAAGACGCTGCCGAAGATCGATGTCCCAGAGGATGCTCGCATCCGGATCAGACCGAAGGGTCCTCTGACCCTGGTCGAGCAGAAGGCGATCGAGCGACAGGTCAAGAAGAAGTACAACCCACACGATGTGATCACACTCTCTGTGGTGAATGTCGGCCAGTCGAGATCTACCATAGGGAAAGATAGCGTTGCCCACGACAACCTACGACTGCTCGAGGTGCAGGAGCGTCTCCTTCGCCGTTTCCTCTCAGAGAAGGGACTGAGCGAGAAGGTTCTTTCGAAGATCATGGACCTGAACAAGCGGATCCAGATCGAGATGGAACAGGCGGACGACCAGGCGAGAAACGTCTTCTGGAAGGTCCGATGCATCTACTGGAACAACCTGTTCAACTATGGAGAGGGGAACCACATCGATTTCTCTTCGATCTCGGGCCTGACGGGCATCTTCGCTCCAAACGCCTCGGGAAAGTCGAACATGATCGATGTGATCATGCAGACGCTCTTCGATTCCACGACAAAAGGCATCGCAAAGAACGTCTTTCTGATCAACGACAACAAGGATCAGGCCACAGCCCTCGTTGAACTCGAGGCCGAGAACAAACAGTACATCCTCGAAAGGACGATCGAGAGGGTGAAGTATGGTCAGCGTTCTGGACCTACGAAGGAGTGGGGAAAGACCCAGGTGAACTTCTACGGGGTCGAGGACGTCACGGGGATCAAGGAAACGTTGAATGGGGTGAGCCGTCCGGAGACCGAGCGCGCGGTCCGGAAGCGGGTTGGGTCGTTCGACGATTTCATGCTGAGCAACCTGTTCGCCCAGTGGAACCCGTCGGACATCATCCAGTGCAAGGAGACCGAACGGAAACGGATCCTCTACAAGTTCCTTGATCTGGACATGTTTGAGATCAAGGGAAACATCGCCAAGATGGAGGCGAAGGAGCTTTACGATGATCTTCGTGATCTCGAGGACGCGGGAATTCCAGAAGAAATCGCCAAGCACTCTGACCGTGTCAGCAGCATCTCGGAAGAGATCCGGGTTGTGGAGCTGGCTCTGGAAGAGAAGAGGGGGAAGATCAGGGAGATCGAAGACAAAATCGTCAAGCTGAGTTCCCAGAAGATCAAGGTCGATTCCTCGGTCGATCCGGTCGATGCCAGGAAGAGGCTGGCCGCTGCTCTTAAAGAATATTCAGATCTTGAAGAAGAGAGAGAAAATCTTGAAAAACTGATCGAACACAATCGTGAGCTGGAATTCAAGCTTCCTGTCATCGATGAATCTGAGGAAGAGCTCAAGAAAAAGTCCGACGAGTACATCATCGCCAAGGATAGGTTGGAGAAGATCGGCAGGGACCAGGCCAAGCTCTCTGCCCAACTGTCTTCCGAGAGGAAGAAGCTCCCCCTCCTCGATGAGGTCCCCTGTGGTGACACTTTTCCAGAGTGTAAGTTTCTTGTCGATGCCTTCGCTTCGAAGGATGGCATCCCCTCGCTCGAACGTTCCTGGATGGAACTGAAGCAGGATGCCGCCAACCTGGCCTGCGATGTGACGGAGCTTGCGTTTCTTTCGGAAAAGTACCGGGAGCTGGTCCGGACGAACTCACGCCGGAAGGAGATCCTCGGATCGATCGCGAATGACAAGCTGAGGCTTGAGAACCTGCATCTTAAGCTTGACGCGGCCATGAACAACAAGCTTCGTGCGCAGGAGGATCTTGGTAGGTTTGCCCAGGCTGAGCAGGATGTCAGGGAGAACGAACGCCTGGATGAGATGATCTTGGGCCTTAAGACTGAGAAGCTTAAGCTCACAAAGGCTGAGGCCAGGGAACAGGAAAACCTCAAGTCCCTGCATGGCACGTTGGGCGGTCAGACAACGATGCTGGAGAAGCTGACCTCGGAGCTGTCAAGACTCGAAGAGCTCAGGGACATCTGCACGGCCTACGAACATTTCATCTCGGCCATGGGCAAGGATGGAATCGCCCTTGACATCCTGAAACAGAAGCTTCCGTTGGTGAACGAGGAGATCAACAAGATCCTTTCGTCCTGCGCAGATTTCAACGTGCATGTCGAGTGGAACGAGGAAGAAGAGACGTTCCGGATCTTCCTGCAGTACGGGGAGTACAGGCAACGTCTCATCGAACTGGGATCGGGAGCGGAGAAGTTCCTCAGTTCGATCGCTCTACGCAATGCTCTGTTGAACATCTCGAACCTTCCGAAGACGAACCTCTTCATCATAGACGAGGGTTTCGGAAAGCTGGATCCGAAGAACATGGAGAACGTCAACCGGATGTTTGATTACCTCCGGACAGTCTTTGATCACATAATTGTTATCAGCCATTCGGACGTCATGAAAGATTTTGTCGACAACATGATCGACATCACGACAGACGACGAGGGATACGCCCACGTTCAGGTGGGCTAGGGAGAAAGACATGAAATTTTGGATCAAGAACACTGACGGGAAACCTGACGCGATGTTGACCTTCGCCGCGATCGCGTTCGCGGTGGTCATCTTCAAGTTCCTGCTGGCGGGAGTCTCTTTCAAGATCAAGGGACAGGACGTCTCGGCTGGTCAGGTGGATGCCTCGACGATCGCTGCCCTGCTGACCCCGACCCTTGGAGCCTACGTCGCCCGTCGTCACTCTGAGACCAAGTACGGAGCGGGTCCGGATGGCATCGAGGGAACAGATGACGATGTTCCGGAGCCGGCCCACGGAAAGAAAGACGCCTGATGACCCTCCTGACGAAATTGCATCTTGTATTGACCGGGTCATTCGCGGCCCTGTTGGTCTTCTTCGCGATCTACGCCGTGTCCAAGCAACGGTCCTACGAGAAGAAGATCATAGAGCTCCAGAACGTGGCGGCCAGCAAGGACCAGACGATCGAGCTGAAAGATGGGCTCTATCACAAGCTCACTCTCCAGAATGATAACCTGCAAAAGCTACTCAGTTCTAAGGACAAGACAACCAAGGATCTTCTTGAACAGATCAGGAAGGGGAAGCAGGACATACTGGCGGTGAATGAGATCAATGTCGGTCTTAAGCACCAGCTGGAAGAACTGAAGAACGCCACCCAGACCACCGTCCCGGGTCAGCCTGGAAAGCCCGACAGGACCAAGGTGGATTTCCACGACGATTTCGGGGTGGTCAGGGTCGACGGGTGGACCATCACCAACCCGGCCCAGAGCTGGGTCCGCCTGAGCCCTGGCAAGCCCCTTCGGCTCACCCTGGCGGTCTCCCAGGACAAGGACAAGGCCTGGCATACCTACGTGACCACGGACGATGACCGTTTCGGGGTGGACATCCACCTGGCCGCGGTCAACCCGTACCTCTTCAAGCCTCACTGGTACGAGGGGATCGGGATCACGACGGGTCTCGGGGTAGGTTCTAACCAATCTGGTCTCGGCGCGTTGGTCTCGGTTGGCCTGAACTACAAGCTCAGGCAGTTCTCTTTTGGCCCGGCAGTCTGGCTTGGGATCAACGGAACGGTGGACAAGTACTATGGTCTGACTTTCGAGTGGAGACCATTCGAGAAGACTCACTGACATGGAAGATCTGTTCATCGTCTCGAACATCCGCGAAACCTACCATGAACTTGGAGACTACGAGTTCAAGGTCGTCCTGAGCCCGAAGCATTTCAAGAGTTCACACTCCTGTGGTTTCATCCTCGTCGACTCCGACGGGAAGAGGATCCCCGGAGAGGTGGGCCGTTGGGGACGGAAGGTCATCGTGAAGTTCAAGATCGATGAGGGGGTGTCCGATGGGGTCGCGGCCCTGCAGATGTCCCTCGTCCTCGAGGATGGACGGAAGATCAATAGACAACTGACCTGGTGGGTGATAAAACCGTGACAGATGAAGAACGTATGGCCCTTCGGGTACCGTTCTGGTGTCCGCAGTGCAATGGTCCGATGAAGGGCAAGTCGAACACTACTTTCTACAAGTGGAAGTGCTGTTACTACTGCTTCCTTGAGTTCATTGAGGGACGAGAACAACGGTGGTTGGATGGCTGGCGTCCCTCGGCTGAGGACATGAGAAATTTCGAGGAGAGATGGCGTCCGTCTATTTACAACTCCTCCAAGCTCCCCAATACTTAAGAACTCTTCATTCTTTTCGTAGAAGCTCCTACCTAGTCAAGAGGCGCGCCTGCGCCCTAGGGAGCGTTCTACGATATGCAAAATCCTGAAAGCTTTGAAGTAACCGAGTACGACCCGGAAGATCTCCCGGTCGCCGAGCAGCTCTCCGTGATGAAGCAGATCATGGAGGATCGCAAGTTCGATCCGGAGATTCGTCGGCTTCCCACCGAGAATTTTGTCCTGACCCTGCAGGGCGACCAGATGAGGCTCGCCTACCACACTTACGAGATGTTCCTGAGCACTCCTGACAGGATGCGGGATGTCGAGAAGAACGCCGAGAAGTGTCTGGGAGAGGGTCTGAAATACCTCAAGAAGGAATTCCGCAAGAGGACGAAGAAGGCCCTCTCTGTCAAGGAGCAGAAGGATCTTCGGAGCTATTCTGTCCAGAAGGTCAGCCTCAACGAGAGATATTACTTCATCTCCTGGAGAGTCTTCAAGATCGATCTGGCCGTCCGCTGAGGTAGCAGTCCAGTGGACAAGCGGGCGATCAGAAACGAGATCATCAAGTGTGGTAAGGATCCGCAGTACTTCATCCGGAAGTACGTCAAGATCCAGCACCCGACACGTGGTCTCATCCCGTTCGCCCTCTTTGACTACCAAGATGGACTGATCGACAGCTACCGTCGTCATCGTTTCAACATCATCCTCAAGGCCCGTCAGCTGGGCATCTCGGAGATCACCGCCGCGTATGCCGCGTGGCTGATGCTCTTTCATCGAGACAAGAACATCCTCGTCATGGCCACCAAGCAGGACACGGCCATGAACATCATCCGAAAGGTCGAGGTGGCCCTGAGCAAGATCCCCCAGTGGCTCATGCTCAGCCAGATCACGACAGACAACAAGCTGTCCATCGAGCTCAGCAACGGTAGCCGAATCAAGGCCATCGCGAGCTCGGGAGACGCCGGTCGTTCTGAGGCCCTCTCGCTCCTCATCGTGGACGAGGCGGCCCACATCGACAAGCTCGATGAGATCTGGACCGGTCTTCGCCCCACCGTCACCGCCGGTGGTAAGGTCATCATGCTCTCGACCCCGAATGGCGTCGGGAACCTGTTCCACCTGACCTACACTGGAGCGGAGAGCGGGATGAACGACTTCCATCCCACGAAGCTGATGTGGTGGGAGCATCCAGAACGCATCTCGGACCTCACGGACGATCCGAACAGGCCTGGCTTCAAGACTTCCAGCTGGTACCGCAACGAGATCAAGGCGACAAACATGTCGCCGAGGGACGTGGCCCAGGAGCTCGAGTGCAACTTCAACGCCTCTGGTGATACGGTCATCTCGACCGAGGCCATCGAGTGGATGGAGAAGGACTGCATACAGGATCCGCTCTATCGGGAATACTACGATCGCAATCTTTTCGTCTGGCATCGTCCGATGCAGAGCGTCCGTTACCTGCTCTCGGCCGACGTGGCCCGAGGTGACGGACGTGACTTCTCGGCGTTCCACGTCTTCGAACCCGAGACCATGCTTCAGGTCGCCGAGTACTGCGGAAAACTGAAGCCGGATGAGTTCGCCAAGGTGATCGATTCTACCGGTCGGGAATACAACAACGCCCTGGTCGTGGTCGAGAACAACAACATCGGAATGTCTTGCCTCCGAGATCTCCAGCTGTTGGAGTACCCGAACGTCTACTTCTCAAGGAAGGGAGATACGAAGCAGGGTGAGGCAGTGAACATGACCTACGGGAACCCAGACATCGATCTGATCCCGGGATTCACCACATCTCCGAAGACGAGGCCGCTCATGGTGGCCAAGATCGAGGAGTATCTTCGTAACCACAACCTGACGGTAAACTCCAAGAGGTTGCTCGATCAGCTCAGGACCTTCATCTGGCACAACGGCAAGGCCGAGGCCATGAAGGGATACAACGACGACCTGATCATGGCGGCCGCGATCGGATGTTGGATCAGGGAGACGTTTCTTTCGACTGAGACAGTCTCGGCGGAGACCCAGGAAAAACTGGTCCTCGGGATCTCCCTCATGGGGACCAAGAACACAGACATCGCGGGGGCCTCGAAGGACCCGCGGTTCACCAGACAGAACCAGCTCGCCCCGATGGGAAAACCACAAGATCCGATGAGGGTCTCGATGCCAAATGGTGTCGTGGTGGATCTCAGCTGGGTGATCGGTAAGGGATGATGAATGGCTGACCTACAACCGAGACCAGAATCAGTCTGGAAGCGCCTCACCCGGCTCTTCCGCAGCGGCCCCGTCATCCGGCACAAGATCGCCGCCGGAGAGACGAACAGGGAGCCGCGTGGCACGGCGCTCGCCTACAAGAAAGAACTCAGTTCTCTCTACGTGCATTCGATGGCCAGCTATGGCCAGTACGAACGGTTGGCTCGTTATGCCGACTACGCCGAGATGGAGTTCACTCCCGAGATCAACTCCGCCCTGGACATCCTGGCCGACGAGTCGACGCAGTTCGACGAGCGGAACCAGGTCATCAAGATCGTCACGGGCAACGGTGAGATCAAGCAGGTCCTCGAGACACTTTTCTACGACATCCTCAACATCGATTTCAACATCTGGTCGTGGGCCCGTAACCTCTGCAAGTACGGTGACTTCGTCCTGTTCGTGGACGCCTCGGAAGAGAACGGGATCCTGAACCTGCTTCCCATCCCGATCAACGAGATCGAGCGTGAGGAGGGGTACGACAAGAGGGACCCGTTCGCCGTACGGTTCCGCTGGGTGACCCAGGGCAACATGATCCTGGAGAACTGGCAGGTCATCCACTTCAGGCTTCTCGGAAACGACAGCTTCCTTCCGTACGGCTCGTCGATGATCGAGGCCGCCCGGAGGATCTGGCGTCAGCTCATCCTGATCGAGGACGCGATGTTGGTCTACCGCATCGTCCGTTCTCCGGAACGTCGTGTATTCAAGATCGATGTTGGCAACGTGTCTCCGGATCGTATCGAGGAGTTCATGGAGCAGGTGAAGAACAAGCTTCGCCGGAACCAGATCATCGATCCCGCCACCGGTCGCGTCGATCTCAGGTACAACCCTCTCTCTGTCGATGAGGATTACTTCATCCCGGTCCGTGGAGACAAGGGCTCGGATATCTCGACCCTGCCGGGCGGACAGTTCACGGGAGACATCGACGACGTCCAGTACATCCAGAACAAACTCTTCGCCGCCCTGAAGATCCCAAAGTCTTACCTCGGTTACGAGGGAGATGTCGGTTCGAAGGCGACGCTCGCCCAACAGGACGTCCGCTTCGCCCGCACGATCCAGAGGATCCAGAAGATCATCATCGCAGAGCTCCAGAAGATCGCGATCATCCACCTCTATGTCCTCGGTTACCGCGGATCGGATCTGGTGGATTTCAACATCGAGATGGCGAGCTCCTCTACCATCGCCGAGCAACAGAAGCTTGAGCTCTGGAGGATGAGGTTTGAGATCGCGGGCACGGCCCAGGAGGGCATGCTCGATCGTGAGACCGTCTATCGTGAGATCTTCAAGTTTGACGACCGGAAGATCGAGAAGATCCGCGAGGGCAAGAAGGTCGACAAGCTTGAGGACCTGAGCCTCGAACAGATGCAGCTTCCGACCGATGGCGCCTCGCCCGAGGCTGGTGGCGAGACCGGGGCCCCGGCCCCGGGAGAGGAAGAGCTTCCGACGACTCTCGGCGGTGAATCTGGAGGAGCCGCGCCTGCCGAAGGTGGCGCGGAGACGCAGCCAGAGTCCATCCAGTTCGAGGGAGACATCCTAACGTCGATGTCTGAGGATGGCTCGGATGTCAAGGGACACAACCCGGGTTCCGAGGGAGATCGGGCCGAGATCGCCGTCGACAAGGGAAAGAACCTCTTCGCCTCTGGAGAGGACCTGAGCAAGCACGTCTTTGGCACGAAGAAGCAGACGGCGTCGGATCCGGCGGACATGAAGTATCTCAGCCGGCTCATCAGCCGGCCCTTCTCTGACAGCGTGGCCCGGATGACTTCTCACAAGATGTTCCTTGCCGAGGAAAGCGATTCTGGATCTGATTCCGTGGAGAAGAAGCTCATAGAGGCCATCAAGCGGACCGAACGTTTCGGAAGGTTGTTCGGAAAGAAGGACTGATCGGTCGAAAACGTCTAATTAGACGAAGAACGGAGACATCAAGAGAATATGTCATCTAGATTTCGGCACAACAAGAAGAGGAACACGGGCCTGGCCTACGAGCTCCTGACCAGGAAGCTCGGTAGCCAGATGGTCGTCCAGGACGCCGCTGGAGCCTCGCAGACGCTTCGGATCGTGAAGGAGTACTACTCCCATGGTACCCCGATGGCCCGGGAACGGGACCTCTTTGAGGTGATCGTGGGGAACCGGGGGATGACCGAGGAGGGTGCCCGGAAGGTCGTCTCCATGGTCGCCCTCGAGGCGTCCAAGATAGACGCTCGGAAGCTTGACATAAAGAAGTCAAACCTCATCAAGGAGGTGCACCACACTTTCGGCCAGGGTTTCTTCGACGAGTTCAGGATCCCGACCTACAGGCTGCTGGCCAGCGTCCAGCTCTTCCTCGACGGATGCCGGGGTTCTTCTCGACTCTCCGAGGGGATCCAGCGGGTCCAGCTCGAGGAAGGGATCATCAAGTACATGACCACCACCGATCAGGAGCATGTCTTCCAGAGAGACAGTGAGGTCGATGGTCTCGTCGTCAAGCTGGCCACCGAGAAGTTCGAAGAGCGGTACGGTAGAGACCTCACCGGGACCCAACGTGGGATCCTCGAGTCGTACTCCCAGGCCCTCTTCGACGAAGACATGGATCGGGTCGCCAAGGTCCTCTTCGATGAGAAGAAGCGGATCCTCAAGATCCTCCGAGAGTCGCGGAACATCGAAGAGGTCAGGGGAGATCAGGTCACCCGCGAGCGTTTCACCGAGACGATCTCTCGTCTCGAACGCCTCAACGTCACCGATATCAAGGATGAGACCGTGGAGGAGATGCTCCTCTACTGCAAGCTTGCCGAGGAACTGAATTCCGATGAGCGATAAGAAGGATGAGGATGGAACCATGACGGGCAATGTCGTCGGTTTCCAGATCCCGATGGGGATCAAGCAGCGTAAGGCCAAGGTGGACGAACTTCTGAAGATGTTCGAGGACATCAACGAGGCGGACGTGCTCTCGTACTGGAACGGTTTGTCCGACAAGGACATCGGCGACGATTGCCGTGACCTGGACGCCAGCGACTACAGCCCGGTCGCGGATCGCATCCGTGATCATGTCGTCCGCGAGGTCGTCCGGAACCGGATGAAGGAAGTCGTCCGCAAGAAGCCCGGTGGCGGCGGGTACGTGCTCTACAGTCCCAACCAGGGGAAGAAGAAGCCGGCCAAGCCGGTCGGGAGCTTCCCGACGAAGATCGGAGCCAAGAGGGCCGAGCTTGCCCGGTTCCCGCCGAAGGATCCCGCGAAGCTCAAGCGTCTCCGCAAGGAGGTGGACAAACTCCTCAAGGATCCCAAGAAGGCTTCCGAGAAGGAGAAGGAGGCGGAGAACCCGCGTCACAAGGTCCATCACAAGGGCGCCCCGCACCACGAGGTTCCCAAGAAGGCCGGCGGTAAGGAAGAGACGAAGCCGAAGGCCAAGGAGAAGGAGAGTAAGAAGGAGGGACTGGAGATCGTCAGAGATCTGGTCCGTCAGACCATCGCCGAGGGACTGTTCCACGAGGAGAAGACCGGGTCTGACTGGGATGACGTGATCGGTCGCCTCTCCAAGAACGCCCTGCAGGGGGACGCCAAGTTCCAGCAGCTCCAGAAGAACATCGAGAAGAGGGCCTCCAAGGTCCTCGAGGACGCGTTCGGCGCCATCGCCAAGAACGTGGACCGGAAGAAGGTGAAGCTCAAGAACCACGGGGTGAAGCAGCAGGAGGGCCGGACCTACCTTGCCTTCTCCGCCACCATGAGCAACGTCGAGTGCGGCCCGATGGCCATCTACATCGATGGTTCCACCCCGAAGATCGAACTCTCCGACCAGGCGAAGGCCGCCCTCACGAAGGTCGAGCCGGAGGTGGGCAAGCTCTTCAGGGCCGAGCTGGTGACCGTCCAGGAGCGTGTCCTCGACAAGATGGACGATCTGGAACGTGCCGTCGTCGCCCGGGACAAGTACCTGACGGGGCTCGAGTCCGAGGTGGACAACTTCGCCTCTGACCTCACCCCGCTCCAGATGAGCCTCCTGAAGAATCTTTTGATCAAAAAATATCGTAAGGTTTAACTTGCCAAAAAAGGGACAAAAGACTCCTCTTGAGACGAGGTTGAAGCAGAGCATGGCTGCTCTTGGGAAAGAAAAATCCCCTGAACATCGAGCAGCCATGTCTGATGGCAGAAGGGGAATGAAACTTTCTCCTTCTCATCGTGCCAACATTAGCAATTCGTTGACAGCTTCATATTCGGAAGGAAGAAGAACGACAGGCTCTAGGAGGACTCCAGAGAAGAAGAAGATGATTCGGGCCTGTCGAAATATGATTCATAGATGTCTTGCGATGAGAGACACCGACAAATCCAGAAGAACTCATGAACTTCTTGGATATTCCGCTCAGGAACTTGTCGATCATCTTTCTTGTCTTTTTGAAGAAAACATGTCTTGGGAAAATTACGGATTTGGCGATGGGAAATGGGTGATCGATCACATAAAGCCTATATCTCGTTGGTCTCTTGAGTCGAATCTTTCTGAGATTAATGCTCTTTCAAATCTTCGTCCTATGTGGTGGAGAAAAAATTTGTTGAAGGGCGCGAAGGAGATTTAACGATGTCGAACAAGCAGCTCCTACGTGAGTGGTTCCAGGTCGAGTACAACCCGACCCTGCTGAAGGAAGATCGCGAGAAGAATGGCGGGAAGCTGTTCCTCAGCGGGATCATCCAGAAGGCCAACACGAAGAACCAGAACAAGCGTATCTACCCACGTCGGATCCTCCAACGTGAGGTGGAGAATTACGGTCGGGCGGTCCGTGAGAACCGTGCCGTCGGGGAGCTGGACCATCCGGAGAGCTCGACCGTCTCTCTCGATCGGGTCTCCCACGTCATCCGTGAGATGTCCTGGGAGGGCGACAACGTGATGGGTCGGGTGGAGGTCCTGAACACTCCAAAGGGCCAGATCCTCCAGTCGTTGCTGGACTCTGGGATCACCATCGGAATCTCTAGTCGCGGCGTCGGTTCGACCGAGAAGACGAACGAGGGGCTGGACATGGTCCAGGAGGACTACCAGCTCATCTGTTTCGACATCGTCTCTGAGCCGTCGACCCCGGGCGCCTACCTCGGTCTTTCCGAGGGAAGGCAGACCGTCTTCGAGGGAGTCCGCTACAGCAAGGCGGACCGCATCTACCGTGCCATCAACGACATCCTGGTGAGGTAACATGACCAAGTCTGAACTGAGGCAGATGATCTCGCGGATCGTGGAGGACGAGATCCGGAAGCTCGCCCCCGTGATCGTGGAGGAGTTCCTCACGGAGAAGTACCTCGGCATGATCGTGGAGAAAAAGATGTCCCGGGGACGTCGCCCTTCTTCCCTCGATGAGCTGATGGCGAACGACACGGACGACGATCAGGAGAACAGGATCCCCGAGCCTCCCGAGGCCGATCACGACGGAGTCTACAACGGAAAGGTCCGGATGAACCAGCCCGAGGGAGTCGTCAACAAGCTTCTTTCTCCCGAAAATCCATGGTCGGGCCTGTTCGAGGGGGTGAGACCGATCGGTGGAAGCCAGCCGACCAGTTCTCCAGCACCGGTCGCTTCTCCCGGGATCAGCGAGCAGCAGTTCGGACCGTCGGGAGTCCCGATCGACAAGCTCCCGGGATTCTCGGACAGGATGCGGCAGATCATGGGCGCCACCAACAAGCGTGATAGCTCGCACTCCGCCATCCCGCAGAGCGCGTCTGCCGAGGAGCGGCGCCTGGCCGAACACCGTGCCCGTCTAGACCAGCGTGTGGTGAACACCCCGAAGGTAGTATGAACGTCTGGAAGAGACTATACGAGCTCACCGCGATGGGCGAGCCGGACAGCACGGGGACCTACAGCAAGTTCTTCCCGGCCGAGAAGGAGAAGACCTTTCCCTACGAGGACTCTTCCGAGGGCGAGTTTGAGCTGGACGAGCCACAGGACAAGACGGACATCCACGGGTGGAGCCACAACACCCCAACCCCCTCAGACACCAGGCACACGGCCTGGGACCCGGACTCCAAGGGAGACAAGATCGGGGAGGCCGCCGGCCTTCCGATGTCGATCGGGAAGTCTTCTCCCGGGCAGATGGCGGGTGTCACGCCGGGTTCGGCGAAGTTCGGCGGCGATCCGTTCGATTCTGAGGTCGATCAGGACGAGCTGGAGCGGGATGGGAAGAACCCGATCGGCGAGGGTCCAGGGGACGACATGGAAGAGCCCGTCTCGGACGACGAGATATCTGGTTTCGAGTCGGACATGGAAGACATGCAACAGAATTTTCCCGGGACCGATCCTCCCTCTGACATCGTGGTGGTCGGCGGCGCAGGTTTCTTCCAGGGGTTGGGTCAGGCTCTCGGAAAGGGCCGGGACATCGCGGGGATCAAGGACGGGAAGGATCCCGACATGCCAGAGGTGTCGGCCTGGTCGTACCTCGAGGCCACCCTGGTCCAGAAGATCTGAAAAACAGTGAGGGGAATTCACGCTCCTCTAAATTAGACAAGGAGATCATCGATGAAGATCACCCTCTCTCAGCTTAAGAAGTTCATCTCGGAAGCCGTCGAGGACGTCAAGTCCCAGCAGGTGGCCCTTCCATACCAGAAGGACGAGAAGCTCGACTTCAGCAAACAGCCCCATGGGGGGATCTACGCCCGTCAGGGCACGGCCAACTTCGGTCCCTACACCGAGGAGGCCGCCCTGCGGTACCTCATCGGGCAGATGATCGCCGAGACGAACGGCTCTTCCGTCTCCGGCCCCCAGGCTCCACTCTGCAACCACGTATATAAGGTGAAGGAGACCCAGAACATCTGGGAGCAGGTCCAGAACCTCGTGGAGGCCGTCTGTGAGAAATGTGGTGGGCCCGTGATGGAGAAGCACGTCGGCTTCGCCAAGCTGAAGAACAAGCTGGCCCACAAGAAGGGCGTGACCGATCCGGCCGCCCTCGCCGCCAGCATCGGTCGCAAGAAGTACGGAGCGAAAAAGTTTCAAAAAATGGCTTCTTCCGGAAAAAAGAAGTAATTTTGCCGACTGGAATCTATCCAAGAAAAATCACCCTGAAGCATTGCAAATCGTGTGCTGGTGATTTTCAGCCTAGGAAAGATGGTGCGGGGCAGCTGTATTGCGGACCTTGTAGACCAGGTCAGGGTCGTTTAAAGACATATAAGACCAAAAATTGTATGTTTTGTCAATCGCCTTATGTTCCTAAATCTTCAAGTCACAAATATTGTGGTGACTGTGTAGAAAATGCACGTCTTCGTAAGGTCTATGGAATTTCTGTAACAGATGTTTGTTTGATGCTAGAATCACAGGGTGGGAAATGTGCGCTTTGTGATCGTCCCGCAAACAGAATTGATCATGATCATTTTACGGGCCGTGTTCGCGGAATGCTTTGTGGTGCCTGTAATGTTGTGTTGACAGCTCAACGTTTCGAGAATCCAGAATGGAGAGATCGAGCGTTAGACTATATTCAGCAAGGGCATGGCCAAGAAGGCCGCCGCTGGCAGAAAGAAGTGAAAGAGTGAAGAAGGAACTCGGAAGACCAGTCTACAGCCGTCATCTTGAGGTGACGCCGAAACCGGGGGAGACGGCCGACAGGCTGATCCGTCGGTTCGTGAAGAAGGTCAGGAACGACGGGGTGTTGGCCGAGGTGAACGATCGGAAGGGCTACCGGAAGCCTTCCGAGAAGAAGCGTCGGAAGAAGCTCAGGTCGTTGGTCGCAATGCGCAAGGCCAACGCCGAGCGCGAAAAACTTTGAGAAACTTGAGCCGAAAAAATCTACCCAAATTTACTTAGAGGTAGAACTTTCGGACCCGAGGTCACGATATGAAGGAAGGCAGACAGATCGTCAAGGAAGCCGTGCGGGACGCCAAGAGCCTGCGTGAGGCTGCCCTTGAATCCGCCAAGAACGAGATCGTCGAGGCCCTCGTGCCGGGCCTGAAGGCGCTTCTCGACAAGACGGTCCGCTCCGAGAGCGTCGACCGGTACCGCGGCAGCGAGTCAGATTACTACGCGACCGACAAGGAGCGTAAGTACGAAGAAGGAACGGAAAAGGGAGAACCGCACATGGACGACACTCAGGACAAGATGGGCGCTGGCAAGCTCGACATGGAGTCGCTGGCCGCGTTCTTCCCCCAGATCGCCGAGATCGGCGCCGAAGGCGAGGGTGGGGGCGATGAGCCGGCCATGCCTCCCTGCGACGACGACGATCAGATGATGGGGAAGAAGCACAAGGAAGAGGAAGATGAGGCCGCCATCCCCATGTTGGGAATGGAAGGTGCCGACGCTGGTCTGGAAGAGGCCAAGGACGAGGAAGGCGAGATGGACGAGCAGATCGAGATCTCGGAGGCCGAGCTGAAGAAGGTCTACGAGCAGGCCCTCCAGATGGAGGTCCAGGTCAAGAAGGGCTTCGGCGACGTCACCGGTGGTGGCGAGCTCGACCAGGCTTTCAAGGACACCGGCATCGCCGACAAGAAGGCTGGTGAGGCTTTCTGGGAGAAGGAGGAGCCACCGGCCGCCGAGGACATGATCCCGGAGGGAGTGCAGCTTCCCGAGTCTGTCAAGAAGATGATCCGCGCCGGGATGGCCGAGAACAAGGCTCTCCGCGCCAAGCTCGCCGAGTCGAACAAGAAGCTGACCGAGGCCTACAAGGCCGTCCGCTTCGTCGGTGGCAAGCTCCACGAGGTCAACCTCTTCAACGCCAAGGTGCTCCACGTCAACCGCCTGCTGAACAAGCACGCCAAGCTGACCAGCGAGCAGAAGAAGACGGCCATCGAGTCGCTCGACCGCGCCAAGTCGATCGCCGAGGTCAAGAACATCTACGAGTCGATCAACGGCATGCTCATCTCTGAGTCTGCCAAGAGAATGTCCGAGTCGACTGCTCGGAAGCCTCACGCCAACGCCCAGAGGGCTCGTACCTCGGGCGCCCCGAACGAAAAGGTCCTCCGTGAGTCGGTGGACCGGGGACAGAACCAGGCTGGAAACGAGCGCTGGAAGCGCCTCGCCGGTCTGGTCAAGTAACCGATCCCGGAACCAAGGAGAAGAAAGAAAATGGATAGGAATTTTGACTTTGATGTGCTGAAGGAGGGTATCGTCACCGTCGATCAGCGCAAGGAGTCCCAGAGGCTCGTCGAGAAGTGGGCCCGTACCGGCCTGCTCGACGGTCTCTCGGAGCGTGGCGCCCACGCCATGGCCCGCCTGATGGAGAACCAGGCGGCTTCGATGCTGAACGAAGCGACGACCACCTCGGACATCATCGGTTTCCAGAACGTCGCGTTCCCGATCGTCCGCCGTGTGTTCGGTGGCCTCATCGCCAACGAGCTCGTGTCGGTCCAGCCGATGAGCCTGCCCTCGGGCCTGCTCTTCTACCTCGACTACCGCTACGACACCGTCAAGGGCGGCAACAAGAACGACGACTTCACCGCGGGTGGGTCGCTCTTCGGCAACAGGAACTCGCTCCAGGACGCGGCCGCCACCGGCGGTCTCTACAACCTGGGCACCAGCTTCTCCCAGCGTGAGAAGGTCTCGGCGACCAGCCTCTCGGGCTCGACCGCCGCGGCGACCCTGGCCGACATCAACAACGACCCGGAACTCTCGGCCTCGCTCGGCAGCCTCAAGGTCCTGACCGTCACCAACGGTTACTCGACCCTGAGCGCCCTGTCGGACGCCCTCGTGGACGTCGCGGCCCTCAAGCTCACGGTCCCGGTGACCGGCGCTTCGACCTCGGTCGGCGCCAGCACCGACGGCACCCCGGTGCAGCTCGGTACCTACGTGGTCTACCGCCGTCACACGGTCCGGTCGGGCAACGACATCAAGTACGTCGTCGCCGGCGCGGAAGGCACCGCCGGTTCGGACAACCGCTACATCAAGCTGTCGTACGTGACCGGCCCGACCCTGTCGGGTGGCACCTCGGGCACCCTGGCGATCTCCGGCTTCGAGTCGGACCTCGCCGCGACCCCGACTCCGGTCATCCCGGAGCTTGACCTGAGGATCCAGTCGGTCTCCGTGACCGCCCAGACCCGCAAGCTCAAGGCGAAGTGGACCCCGGAGGTCGCGCAGGACATGGCGGCCTACCAGAACCTCGACGCCGAGGTCGAGCTGACGCAGGTGCTCTCGGAGGCGATCGCCCTCGAGATCGACCGCGAGATCCTCGCGGACCTGCTGTACAACGCCACCGGCGCGAACTTCTACTGGTCGCGCAAGCCGGGCAACTTCCTCGACAAGACGACCGGAACCGCCGCCACCGGCGCGTCCTTCACCGGTACCGTCCGCGAGTGGTACGAGACCCTCATCGAGACCATCATCGATGTGGCGAACAACATCCACCGCAAGACGCTGCGTGGTGCGGCTAACTTCCTGGTGACCAGCCCAGACGTCGCCACCATCCTCGAGGCCTCGGTGCTCTACAAGCCGGTCCTCAGCATGGACCCGAAGGAGACGATGCTCACGGTTGGCGCCGAGAAGGCGGGCACCCTGAACAGCCGTTTCACGGTCTACAAGGACCCGTACTTCATCAGGAACAGGATCCTGGTGGGCTACAAGGGCGGAGCGTTCCTCGAGACCGGCTACGTGTACGCCCCATACGTGCCGCTCATCGTCACCCCGACGATCTACGCCCCTGAGGACCTCACCCCGAGGAAGGGCGTCATGACCCGCTACGCGAAGCAACTTGTCAGGTCCGATTTCTATGGTACCGTAACTGTCCTTGACATGAACGTTATCTAATAGAAATAAAGACTTAGGTCTTGACGGGAGGGTTCGAAAGAACCCTCCCGTTTTTTTTTTTGCTCATCTGTCTATACTTTTATGTCCTTATTGACCTTGATTGAATATGTATTGTCAGTGGACAACAAGGTCCCAAGGAGAAAAGATGCCGAAGAGAGGAAATATCAACAATCCGCTGACTGCCAAGATCCTTGCTGCTCTCATGGAGACACCGACGGGAGAGGACGTCACACTCAAAATTCCCGACGTCAAAAAGAAGACAATTCATACGACTTGTTACGAACTCTCGTCGCCCAAGGCTGACCATCCGTTCATCGCCCACAAACAAAAGTTCAGGGATCACGCTAAGTTCATTTACAATAAGTATCCCGAGGTCAAGTCCACATACAAGGGCGCGGTCGACATTGAAAATCAAAGATTCGAACTGAACATCCCGCTCGCCGATCACGAAGAGATTCTCGTGAAATATCTTCGTGCTAGAGGCTATATCGTTCTTTCTCCGTAATGTCCGAAGAAAAATTTTGTGGATGCGGAAAGCTACTTCCTCCGCAGAAATGGGCCAAACATGGAGGGGGCAGACCGAGGAAACAGTGTTCGCCCCAGTGTACTCATAAAGCTACAGGAGTTCGTTTTTACGGATTAACACTGCATGAATATCATGAAATGCTTGGAAAACAAGACTATAGTTGTGCTATCTGTGGTGCTCATGTAAATGATGAGTTTCGATTGTTGGCAGTAGACCACGAGCATGTAGATGGTTTTGAAAAAATGAAATCAGAGGAGAGAAAAAAGTTTGTTCGTGGACTTCTCTGTATCCTTTGCAACAAACATCGCATGGCTGGGATCAATCTTCAGATAGCGAAAAGAATGGTGGAGTATCTTGAAGAGTACGAATCGCGAAAGGACCTTTCCGACGGGCGGACTACTTAGTCTATGCGTAAACTCGTCGGGATGAACACGATCCCAGCCCTCAACAAGATCTTCCCACTTCGGGAGGACTCGCTCGACAAGCAGTACACACCCGGAGACCTCGACAAGGCCGACCAGGCGTCCCGTGCGCCGTTCGACGCCGCATCTGAGAAGGTCATCAACGACTACGTGGTCAGGCTCGATCGGATCTCCAAGATGTCAAACTCTGCGGAGAAGCGGAAGTTCTTCGCGGACGCCCTACGGCAGTTCGCCCAGGAGTTCGCCAACTCATGAAACTCAAGGACGTCTTCGTCATCCGTGAAGCCGGATCAGACGGAGGAAACATGATCCCATTTCCTTCGAGGAAGAAGGACGACCCGGGAGTCGACGACGGTCCCGAGGATAGCTCGTTGGGAGCGATCGCTCGTCATGCCCAGAACAATCCGAAGTCGAAGAATACCCCGTTTGCTGACGCTGTCCAAAACAGTCTGGGACAGAGTCAAGTTGGAAAGACGGCTGGGATGGACTCTAAGTGGCGCGAGATGATGAGGAACCTCGACGCGGTCGCGGGACATCTCGATCGGTACATGTCCCACAACCAAGCGTCTGTGAAGGCCTTCGAGGCGTTTCTCAAGTCGATCTCGGGAGGAGGTTAAGTCGTGTTGCCCCGTCTGAACGAGGTTTTCAGGATATCCGAGTCTGACCTCAGGCCCGAGTTCGAGGAACTGGTCGACAAACACTACAAGAAAATCATGGCCCTTCACAAGGAAGAGGGCCACGAACCGAGCGAGGACGAGGTGAAGTCCTGCCTTCGTGATCTGCTTCACGATGTCGAGTCCGCCGAGGGCGAGGACCCAGCCGAGCTCGATCAGGGCGGTCCGGAACCCGACGGGGACGACGACGGGGAGTGACCAAGAAGGTCTTCAAGACGAAGTCGGGCCTCAAGCTCACGGCCGAGTTCGACCAGACCCCTCACGAGCTGAAGGTCACCGTGCTCGATGGCGACGACGCCGTGGGCTGGGTGAACGTCGACGTGTGGTCCCAGCGGAAGCTGGCCAAGGTCGACACGGCGATCATGAACAAGGAGTACCGTGGGAAGGGGATCGGGGTCGCCCTCTACCCGTTGGTCAACCAGGAGACCAAGCGCCTCTACAGGCTCCCGCTCAGCTCGGACGACGAGGGCATGCGCTCCGACGGGGCTGAGGCGCTCTGGAATAGGCTGGTGTCCAACGGGATGGCCCACAAGGAGCCGGACAGGTACGTCATGGAGGCGTTCGTCCCGGCCCTTCTCGATTTCTTCGGGGAGACTAGGTAACACATGGCGATAAGTGGCAGTACTCCCTTTGGCGTGTTCGACAACGATCCTCAGTTCCAGGCGGACGGGGAGAAGGTCGTGCCCTACGTGCTGCAGAAGCTGGGCGATCCGGTCATGCACGTGGAGCTCACCCCCTACCAGATCTACCAGAGCTTCGAGGAGGCATGCCTCGAGTTCAGTTCTATCGTCAACCAGTACCAGGCGAAGAGCACCCTCACCACCCTGCTCGGAACCCCGACGGGGACCCTGAGCGGCGGCGAGAACAAGTACGTCAAGAAGACGTTGAACTACGAGCTCGGGCAGACGGACGCCTACGATCAGCTCGCCGGTGTGAACTCTTCCCAGACCCTCTACTCGGGTTCGATCACCGTGATCCCCGGAGTCCAACACTATGACCTGCAGCAGCTGATGAGCGGGACGGTGAACGCCCGGATGCGGATTGAGAAGGTGTTCCACTTCTCCCCGCTCTCCGCATACAGGTTCTTCGGGACCACGTCGGCGATCAACTACCTGCACAACCAGTTCCAGTTCGAGTCGTTCACCCCCGAGACGGTGTTCTACCTCCTTCCGATCTGGGAGGACATCCTCCGTGGCATGCAGTTCGAGACCTCGAACCGGGTGCGTCGTAGCCAGTACAGCTACGATCTCAGGAACAACGTCCTGAGCCTGTATCCCGCCCCGTCGGAGTCCACCCAGCTCTGGTTCCAGTACTACCTCGGGATCAGCCCGACATCGCCCAGTGACGTCGAGTATTACGACGCCTCCGGCTCAGCCCACACCAGCACCCAGGCGAACGGTGTCGCGAACATCTCCAACGTCCCGTTCGACTTCATCCAGTACTCTCGCCTGAACTCGATCGGCAAGAACTGGATCTGGAAGATGACCGTCGCGTTCGCCAAGGAGCTGCTCGGGCAGATCCGCAGCAAGATGACGACCATCCCGATCCCGAACGGGGACCTGACGTTGAACGGTCCCGAGCTGATCTCTGACGCCCGCTCGGAGGCCGACAGGCTCCGTGACGAGCTCCGTGGGATCCTGGACGACACGACGTACGACAAGCTCGCGGAGCGTGAGGCCGCCGAGGCGGAGAACCTACGGAGGACGATCGCCGAGGTTCCCCTCGCGATCTACGTCGGATGAGCCGTAAGTTCATCACGCAGAGAGAGCTGGACTTCATATCCAACACGACCAAGGAGCTTCTCCAGGGCGTCGTGGAGGAAGAGGTCAGGTACTACGCCATCTCCCTGGAGCGATCCCAGGTGAACGAGCTCTACGAGGAGGCCATCCGGAAAGTCTGGTCCCCGCCGGTGGCCATCGACGCCCTCGTGCTCTGGGGCCAGGACGCCACCCGGGTCGCCCGCTTCGACCTCGACGCCCAGTACACCCTCGAGGTATACTTCCACAAGAAGGAGCTCGAGGAACGGAACGTGAAGGTCCACGAGGGCGACTTCGTGGAGTACGACGGGAAGTTCTTCGAGATCTCGTCCGCCACTGAGCCGCAGATCGTGTTCGGCCAGGTGAACAACAAGGTCATGGTGAAGTGCACCTGTGTGGTGAGCCGTGAGGGCCAGTTCGCCGCCGGCGCGGATAACACCCGTAGCATCCGGACGGAGAAGAACATCGAGAACAGACCGGGCGTCCCGCAGGTCAACAGGATCTCGGTGGACCCGACCCCGGCGTTCAACAGGTTCAGGCTCTATCCGACCGGGAGCGTCTGATGGCTAGGCAACCGCAAGAACACATTCCAGTTCCGAAGCTCACGATCGAGACGATCGACCAGGCGATCCACGATTGGTTCGACAAGACCGTCGATTCCCACGTCCAGGCTCCCAACGGAGAGCGGAAGAAGATCTCCGTCCTGTTCTCCTCGGGCGAGCGCTGGATATCTTCCCGTGAACGGAAGGGTGTTCGGGACAAGAACGGTGTCCTCATCCTGCCCCTGATATCGATCCGGAGGACGGGGATCGACAAGGGGACCCCGGGCGGCATGATGGCCATGGGAGTCGAGACCGAGAATCTGGTCGTCTCGAAGCGCATATCTCCGAAGACGAACCTCATCCAGAACGCCATCCAGAACCGTCCCCAGGACATGAGGCCGCTGCAACCGGTCGTCTATGAGGTGACCACGATCCCCTTTCCCGACCTCTCCGTGGTGACGTACGACGTCCAGGTCCAGACTCAGTACATCCTCCAGATGAATTCATTCATCGAGAAGATGTTGCACGAGCTCGACATCCAGAAGTCGTTCGTCATGTCGCTCGACGACCAACGTCGGCACCCTCCCATCGGGGAACCGTTCGAGAACAGGAAACCGTTCAAGGGCGGGTATCTCGTCGGTTTCCTCGACGAGAACCTCAACGCGGACGACAACTTCGAGGAGTTCACCGACCAGGAGAGGATCATCCGGTTCAGCTTCAACATCCGGATTCCGGCCCCTCTTCTTCTAGATCCAGAGGGCGAGAAGCCATCGATCACCGTGGAAAAGACCGCCTTCGACATGCAGTTGGGCACGGAGGTGGTCAACTTCGTGGATGATCCCTACGACATAGAGCTGATCTTCAACTCCAGGGACCCCGCCGCGACGTGGCGGGAGATCGTCAGGAAGAGACGCGGGGACTGATCGATTTTCCGCACCAAAAATCCTGAGATTTTCACAAATCTGGGTCCTTTTCGGAGTTCTAACTTCTAATTAGCCCAGCTGGGTACAGTTCTACCTATCGTGGAACAGCCGCGGCACACCAGGAGATCTTAGCTCATGGCTCAAAAGTTTTTGTCCCCGGGCGTCTTCACCCGTGAGATCGACCAGTCCTTCCTGGCCCAGGGTGTCGCCGGGATCGGTGCGGTCCTCATCGGTCGCACGCTCCAGGGCCCAGCCTTCGTCCCGACTGTAGTCGGGAGCTTCGATGACTTCGCCGCGATCTTCGGAAACACCGACCCGAAGCACCAGATGCCGTACGCCGCGAAGAACTACCTGAAGAACTCGGCGACCCTGACGGTCGTGAGGGTCCTCGGGCACGCGGACGGCACCACCACGAACAACGGCTACCAGGTCGGCTCGGTCATCGGGATCGTGGACTCGGCCTCGGCCGGGCAGGTCCTCGCGGTCGTCCACGCTTCTGGTGGGTACTCGAACACGACGATCGCTGGCGTGGCCCTGGACGCCAACAACTTCGTCTTCAAGGTCGGCACCACCTTCGCGGTGACCGCCTCGTTCCTGACCTCTTCCGACAACTACGTCGGCAAGGTCCTGAACACGGACCCGACCCTGTACAGCACGTACGGTCACTACCTGTACAAGATCTACCCGTACGCCGTCCCCGCCGTCTCCGCCAGCTGGCAGCAGGCCTCTGGTTCTGGCGTCGGCCTGAACACCTTCTACTCTGACTTCACGGAGGCCGCCACCCCGTGGGTCAAGTCGCAGGTGCTCGGAGGCACGGACTTCAACCTCTTCAAGTTCCACACGAAGGGCCACGGGGACTCGGCCAACAAGACGATCAAGGTGACGGTCAGCAACGTGAAGCCGTCTCCGGCCCCGTCTTCCACCCCGTACGGAACCTTCGACGTCACCGTCCGTGACTTCAACGACACGGACCAGCGCCCGACGGTCCTCGAGACCTTCGTCGGCCTGACCCTGGATCCCGACTCGCCGAACTTCATCGGGCGTCGGATCGGTGACTCGTACGAGCAGTTCAGCACCCAGCAGCGCAAGTTCCAGCCGAACGGGACCTACCCGTCTCGTAGCCGTTACATCTGGGTGGAGCTCGCCACGAACGTCGACAGCGCCCCGCAGGCCCTCCCGTGGGGTTTCCGTGGCTACGTCCACCAGCCGTTCGGTTCGGGCTCGGCGGAGACCAACCTGCCGTACGTCCTCAGCCAGAAGGACCGCCAGGGAAACTTCGACCCGAACGTCTGCTGGGGTGTGAGCTTCGTCTCCGGTGGCATCTACGACAGGATGAGGGCCGTCCCCGACGGCGCCTCCGTGTACGCCGTCTCCGACACGGACTTCACCCTGGCAAACCTCTCGGCCTCGTTCATCCAGGGCCGCCAGCAGTGGTTCTACGCTTCCCCGCCGACCCCGCACACCGCGGTCTACTCTTCGGCGTCGCTCTACAAGTTCACCATGCCTTTCCAGGGCGGTTTCGGTGGCGTGGACATCCGCGTCTCCGACTTCACCTACCTGGGCAACACGACGGACGAGACTGACATCGGCGTCGTCTCGCTGAAGAGGGCCGTGGACTGCGTCGCCAACCCGGACGCCTTCGACATGAACCTGATCGCGGTCCCCGGGGTGCACAACCTGAAGGTGACCGACCGGGTCCGCGCGATGGTCAACGACCGCCAGGATGTCTTCTACATCATGGACGTCACCGGAAGCTCGGTGGACGAGGTCGTGCAGCAGCTCAACAGCCGAAACCTCGACGACAACTACACCGCCTGCTACTACCCGGACCTGAAGTACGACGACCAGACCAGCAAGAGGGTCGTCCGCGTCGCCCCGTCGGTCGCGATGATGGGCGTCATGGCCTACAACGACCGCGTCGGGCAGCCGTGGTTCGCCCCGGCCGGCCTGACCCGCGGTGGTCTGAAGCAGTTCAGCATCATCGACGTGACAGACCGCCTGAACTTCGGAGACCGCGACACCCTGTACTCCAACAGGATCAACGCGATCGCCACCTTCCCGCAGGAGGGCATCGTCGCCTGGGGCCAGAAGACGCTTCAGGTCGCCGCCTCGGCCCTCGACCGCATCAACGTCCGTCGTCTTCTGATCTACGCCAAGAAGACGGTGGCCGCCGCGGCGAAGGTCCTGGTCTTCGAGCCGAACAACCCGGCCACCTGGCAGCGCTTCACGAACTCGGTCAACCCGATCCTCGAGAAGGTGCGCCAGGCGAACGGCATCGAGCGGTTCAAGATCATCATGGACACCAGCACGAACACGCCGGACGTCGTCGACCGGAACACCATGGTCGGCAAGATCTTCCTGCAGCCGACGAAGGTGGCCGAGTTCATCGACCTGCCGTTCATCATCACGAACGCCGGCGTGGCCTTCGGAGACTAACAGAACAACTGGCTTAGGAGACGACCCCGGGGCTCGTCCGTCACGGCGGCGGGCCTCTGGGGTGTCCCTGAGGTGAACCATGTCGCAATTCGGTGATACGATCGTACAGTTCCCCCTCTCGGGGACACAGGCTGGGGTGGCGGGGAACAACGCCTCGATCCCCCTGGCCGCCTTCCTCCGCACGGTCCAGCAGGCCTCGTCCGCCAGCAACTACGTGGCATACCACCCGGGTGGCGTCATGACGGGATCCCTGCTGCTCGCCGGTCGGAACAACAACAGGATGGGCTTCACCCTCTTCAACTCGGGGACCCTCCTGTTGCTCCTCGACCACGGGGCGTACTTCAACCCGGGCATCTCGCCCCCACCGGGCGTCTCGACCGCCGACCGTGGCGTCCTCGCGGGTTCCCAGTACGACGAGAACTCCCCCGTGTACACCGGCCCGATCCACATCGGCTGGGCCGGTTCGGGGACCCTCTCGGGATCCTGCGCCGTCTTCACAGAATACCTGTTCTAAAGACTTTCGGTCGTCCTGACCGAAAAGAGATTCTACCCGATAGTTATCCGGAGAGACACCGAAGAGTTCGGTGTCGTGACGGAGACACAAATATATGCCTGAGACGCTAGATACGGCGCACCTCTTGGCCAACAGCTTCGAGCCAAAGAGGAAGTTCCGGTGGATCCTGCAGATCGACGGGGTCGACGCCTTCACCCTGAAGACGGCGGCTCGGCCACAGCAGACCTTCGAAGAGACGGTCATCGACTACATCAACGCGAAGCGGTACGTGGCCGGCAAGGCGAGCTGGAACCCGATCCAGATCACCCTTCACGATCCGATCGCCCCCTCGGCCGCGCAGAAGGTCATGGAGTGGATCCGCCTCTGCTACGAGCCGCTCACCGGCCGCATGGGCTACGCCACCTTCTACAAGAAGGACATCTCCCTGAAGATCCTCGATCCCCAGGGCACGGTCGTGGAGCTGTGGGATCTGACCGGGACGTGGATCGTCGACGGGAACTTCGGTGACTTGGACTACGCCTCGTCGGACAACATTGAGATCACGGTGTCACTCCGCTTCGACAACGCTACACTCCAGTTTTGACATGCTGAGTTGGTTGCGAAACAAGTGGTTCTACGTCAGGGCCACGTTCCAAGACTGGTGGCGGTCGCTCACGCTGAAGTGGGAGCTCCTCAAGGAGTGGTTCCGGCTGCACGTCCTGTGAACGTTTTCCCGTAGACTCCTATTTTGGTCATGAACGCCTCCTCCCATTAGCCTCAGTTTTGAAGTCGTCGCCCAAGAGCCCCTGCGGCACTACTGCATCGTCCGGGCCGACATCCCCCACGGCAACCAAGCAGCCCAACTGATCCACGCGGCCGGAGAGTCATCTCCGGGAAACTTGTCGTCTGGCACGTACGCCATCGCGCTTCACGCCAGAGACGAGGGACACCTGCGTCTCATCGGTTTCCAGCTTGAGATGGCCGGCATCCCTCACACGAAGATCATCGAGAACGACGCGCCCTACACCGACCAGCTCATGGCGATCGGGGTGGTCCCGTGCGATCGCGAGACTGTCAAGAAAATTTTGAGGGGGCTTCCGCTGCTCAAGTAAAATAGGTAATAAACAAGGACGGTTAGCTCAGTGTAGAGCGCTGGCGATAAGCCAGAGGCCGGGTGTTCGACTCGCTCACCGTCCACAGGTTATGCTGTCTCTTACGGGTCGAGTACTCCGTTAGCGGTTACGAAAGATGACGGGGAGACAGCGCCATGGGGAAGTAGCTCAGATCTGCAGAGCGACGTCTTTTAAGACGAGGGTCGGAGGCTCAGAATCTCCCTTTCCCACCATGCCTTGGGTCAAGATGGTGACGTCTCCCTTCGATCGGGGGAGTCGGTGGTTCGAATCCACCCCGTGGCGCCGAATGGTCTCGTAGCTCAATGGCGGAGCATCCACCGTAATGAAGTGGCAGGATGAGGGTTCGAATCCCTCCGAGATCTCCGAGAAGATAGCTCAGAGGAGAACCGGTCTGATCACCGGGAAGGAGCGCCGGGCATAAGTCTCGGAGGTCGGTGGTTCAAATCCATCTCTCTCGACCAAGCGGCCGTACCTCAGTGGCAGAGGTCCTGGCGTAATGACCCAGGATGTCGGAGGTTCGATTCCTTCCGGCCGCGCGCCAACAAGAAAGGAAAGTCACGTTGCAATACGGGACGATCTACGCCGATCCTCCGTGGAAACTCTCCGGAGGGAAGAACGGCAAGTCAGGGTTCAGCAAGAGCGTCTCTCCGGACGTCCACTACCCGCTTCTCAAGACACCTGAGATCATGTCGATGCCGGTCCAGGACCTGGCGTTGCCGGACTCCCACCTCTACCTCTGGGCCGTGAACGGGATGCTTCCGGATGCCCTACGGGTCATGGAGGCGTGGGGTTTCCGGTACGTCACGAACCTCTGCTGGGACAAGACGACAGGCTACGGGATGGGCCAGTACTTCAGGACAGACCACGAGCTTCTTCTCTTCGGTGTCCGAGGCAACCCTGGGTACAAGAGGGACTCGAGGGGCAAGAAATGCCAGGCCAGGTCGGTCATCCACGCCCCACGTGGGCGCCACTCCGAGAAGCCCGCAGAGGTTCGGAGCGTCATCCAGCACGTCTCCCGGGGACCCTATCTCGAACTGTTCTGTCGTCGACCCGCTTCCGGCTGGCACGTCTGGGGCAATGAGGTCCAGTCCGACATCTCTCTCGTCGTCTAGCCTCTACGAAAACCACCCATAGATTCTACTTAGGTAGGAATTTTCTACCCAAGGAGTCTCTATGTCCGAGAGGATCAACCTCACGAACCCCCCGCAGGTCCCAGCCAGCGCGAACCCGCAGCCTGGCGAGACTGGCTACGTCCCACCGACAGAGCTTGTCCCCCTCCCTTCGAGGGGAGTCTGCTACCCGGTCGATCACCCGTTCCACGGAGCGGAGACCGTCGAGATCCGCTCCATGACCGCCCGTGAGGAGGACATCCTCACGTCTCGTGCCCTTCTCAAGACGGGTCGTGTCATGTCGGTCCTGATCAAGAGCTGTCTCGTCGAGAAGAGCGTCGATCCTGACATGCTGCTCTCGGGAGATCGTAACGCCATCCTCAGCGCGATCCGCATCACGGGATACGGTCCCGAGTACAAGGTGAAGCTGGGCTGTCCGTCCTGCGATCAGGAGGCCTCCACCGAGGTCGACATCAGCAAGTTCCCCGTCAAGCGTCTTGATGTCGATCCTGTCGCCGTGGGGCAGAACGCGTTCTCGTTCGTCCTGCCAGTCAGCAAGAAGACCGTCGTCTTCTCGTTGCCGACGGGTCTCTCGGAACGTGAGGTCGAGGCGGAACAACTCGGTCAACGCAAGGCTCTCGGTCCCGTGGCCGAGTCCAACGTGACCACGAGGCTCTTCCACCACGTGGCCTCCGTTGGAGAAGAGACGGATCGCCAGAAGATCAAGCGGATCATCACCACCCTCCCGGCAAGAGACTCCCTGGCCCTGAGAAATTACATGGAGAAGATCAGCTGTGGGGTCGAGATGGTCCAGGCTTTCGAGTGCCCAAGCTGTGGCGACAGGTCGGAGGTGGACGTGCCGGTAGGCACGGAGTTCTTTTGGCCTAGGGCCTGATCCCGGAGAGGCGAAGGAGTACATCCTCGAGGAGATCTTCCAGCTCGTCACCTACACCGGTCTGAGCTACAGCGAGGCTTGGGCCGTCCCGGTAGAGTACCGGAAGTGGTGGATCAAGCGGACGAAGAAGGAGAACGAGGAGAAGGAGAAGGGCAACAGGAGACCGGGACACACCGACCCACACGGTCGATACCACCCGGGGTGAGGTTAGATGGCTGATATCCCAGGAGAGAAGGAACTACGGGACGCGAGGAGACGGGTCGTCGACTTCGCGAACGCCCTGGATCGTGCGACCGGAAAGGTCTCCACACTCGAGGGCTCCTTCAGGGAGGCCGTCAAGACCTCGGAGGATCTCGCCAACCAGATCGACAAGCTCGCCTCAAAGACGGAACGCACGGCGGAGGAGTCCAAGAAGCTCAGCAAGCTGACGATGCAGTTCGAGAAGGCGTCGTCGTCCGCCAACGTACTCGCCAAGGTCGTCACCGAGAAGCTCTCTCGCGCCTTCGACCAGCTCGGAAAGAAGATCATCAAGGCCTGGACGAACCTCGCCAGCTCTGGCATCGACAAGCTCGAGGCCGGGATCAAGCGTGTCTACGAGTACACCGAGCGCTGGACTCGGGCCATGGGCGAGTTCCGAACGAGGATGGGCGCGGCAAGTCACCAGATGGCCGCCGCGTCAAAGATCGCCAGGCAGTGGGAGGGCACGATGCACGCCCTCACCGGACAGTTCGGGCAGGGCATTCCCATGGTCGCCGAGTTCGCCGAGGGGATCCAGCGAGCCCTCCAGGACAGCGACAAGTCGCTCGCGATTTTCAGTCTCAAGGTGGGACGGACCTTCGGGTTGAGCGCCGAGCAGGTCGGGCAGATGGTCCGTTCCATGGAGAACCTCTCCGAGACGGCGTCCGACCAGAAACAGTTCTGGGGAACGATCGCCGACCAGGCGGACAAGGCGGGCCTGAACCTCGGGCAGTTCAGCCAAGAGATCGTCCACTCACGTGAGTTTCTCCTCCGCTTCGGGAAGGCCGGCCAGAAGGTCTTCGTCGAGTCCGCCGCGTATGTCCGTCGGCTGGGCGTCAGCCTCAAGAGTCTCGAAGGTTTCTACGATCTCACCGACACGTTCGAGGGAGCCACGAAGGCCGCCGCCCGGTTGAACACTACGTTCGGTACGGTGATCAACTCCCTAGATCTGATGCTCGAGCAGAACCCCGCCAAGCGTTTCGAGATGGTCCGCCAGCAGCTCATCGCCCAGGGCAAGGATGTCAAGAATCTGATGCCCCAGGAGATCAAGCTCATCTCTGAGACGATCGGGTTGACGGTCGACGAGACCAACGCGATGCTCAAGTCTGGCCAGACGTTTGAGGCCTACCAGAAGCAGAAGCAGAAGTCCATCGACGTCGAGCGTCGTGTGAAGGACGCGATGAACAAGACGGCCCTGACGATGTACTCGTTCAGCCTCGCCGCTGATCGGATCACGGTCGCCATCGCTAACGCCATCCGTCCGTTCCTGAAGCTCATCGGTCTCGCCGGAAGGGGAGACAAGGATTTCCACTCGTTTTCCGAGGTGATGGAGAGCATCACGACCCGCGTGATCGGCTTCTTCAACGCCCTCGGGAAGAACAAGCAGTTCCAAGACTTCCTCGGTCGGATGGCCGACGGCGTGAAGCGTGTCGCCCTCTGGATCGGCAAACAGCTCGCCCCCGATCGGATCCAGAAGACGATCGATAGGGTCGTCGAGCTGTTCAAGTCTGCGTGGACCTGGTCGAAGAGGGTCATCGCCGTGTGGGCCGGCTTCAAGGTCATGCAGGGCGTGGGGAGCATCGCGTCCAGTGTGAACAACTTGGTCGCCCTTCGGAAGACGCTCTTCGAGACTCGGGCCAACACCCTCGGGATGCTCTCGGACAGGGGCATCGGCGTGGGGACCGAGGGGGGAGCCGATGTCGCCGCCGGTTCCGTCGGATCCGGCAGGGGCTTCGGGAGGTTCCTGTCTTCGGCCAGGGGTGGAAGGTCCATGCTTGCCTCGGGGCTCACCGCGGGCCTCGGTGGAGCCGCCGCTGGGCTTGTAGGCGTCCTTTCCGGAGAGATGACCGTCTCCCAGGGAGTCGGCATGGCGATCGGAACCGCCCTCGGCGGTGCCGTGGCTGGACCGCTCGGTGCGGCGGTCGGTGGGTGGCTCGGCAAGAAGGGTGGTGAGCTGGTCGGGGAGATGATCGACCAGATCCGTGACGCCAGCGGGTACGCCATCAAGAAGATGAACGAGAAGCTCGACGAGGAGCAGAAGCGCCTCGAGGAGCGGAAGAAGAAGTCCTTCGAGCAGGTCCACGCAGAGGCGGCGACCGCGGAGCTCGACAAGGCCAAGAAAGATCTCCAGAACCTCAGGAGCCTCCGCGAGGGTTCGGCTCGGGGCCTGGGCGGGAAGACCGACGAGGGCATCAGGGCCACCGCCGCGTACGACAAGCAGATCGTCGAGCTCGCATCCCACATCGGTGAGCTCGAGAAAAAGAAGCGCCAGACAGACTTCGATCTGCAGCAGGCGAACCTGAAGCTTCTTGAGCAGAGGAAGAAGGAGCTGGCCCAGCGTGAGGCGCTCGACGACCTGGAAAAGCTCATGCGAACCGAGCAGTACAAGAACGCCATCGAGGCCGCCCAGAAGCTCGGCCTCGGCGGTGACAACCAGCGCGCGGCGCTGAAGATGCTGTCGAACGCGCCCGGAGAGTTCCAATCCGACGCGGCCCGGATCAGCAAGACCCTGTATCCGATGGCCGCCGGTGGGATCGTGAACTCCCCGACCCGTGCCCTCATCGGAGAGAACGGTCCAGAGGCCGTCATCCCGTTGAGGGCCATGGCCCGCGGCCGCGGGGTCAGGAACGCCACTAAGTACGGTGGAGAGAGCGCGCAGAAGCTGGTGAACTACGCCGTGAAGGGCGGCGGGGGCGAGCAGAAGGTGATCGTGATCGAAGGTGGAGACGTGGTGCTCGATGGCGTGAAGGTCGGCCGTCAGCTCGCCCGTCGTCTCATGGTGGATAGCTACTGATGGCCGATGACGTAAAGATCCAGATTGGGCAGTTCATCCGGTTCAGGACCCTGCACCCTGACACCTCGAACGACATCTTCACGGATGGCCACAACTTTCCGAAGCCAGGGAAGGACTTTCTCGAGTTTGGAGTCGATCCCGAGAAGGACGGGATCCGCCTGACGAACGTCGCGCCCCGCGAGCCGTCGCAGGATCCCGGGATCCCTGACCAGACTCCGCTGCAGCCCGCGCCGGGGACCACTCCGATGAGGGTCTCTCCGGCCCAACCATCGCAGTTTCCAGGGATCCCACGGGACATCCCGTTCGAACCGGCCCCGCCGCTGACTACGATCGCACCGATCCCCTTTCAGCCCGCGCCGCCCATCGTCCCGACGGTCGTCTCGCCTCCGCAGCCTTCCCTGCCGACGAACCCATTCTACCCGATGCATCCGACTCCAAGTCAGGATCCGGGGGTGATGCCTGAGACCCCGACGAGCTCACCGCCGGGAGTGACTCCCATGCCTCCCCTCGATCGACAGTTCGCGGGCGGGTTCGGCCAGCACTTCCACAACCCACAGGACAGGCTCGATCAGATCGACGGGGTGGTCGCCGACTTCCTACGTCAGGTGGACGGTCCCGACGGACACTTCAGCTTCTCCGGTGGCGGCCCAGGGACGCAGGCCTGGAATCCTGACCTCTACGCGAAACAGCTGGTCAGGATCGGAACACAGCTCTCCGCGGCCAAATTGGCCGAGTTTGGAGCGTTGCAGACGGGCCTCTTCGCCTTGAACTGGCACGGCAGGATCTGGAACCCGCTCACCGTCGCTCCCGTTCCTGGGACCGAGCTCTTCGTTCCGGCCGCCATAGACGTGATGACCGGCGGGTCCTCTCCGAACGATCTTCTTCCTGGTGGCCTTGGAGGAGAGAAGTTCTACGAGAACAACGAGAAGTTCGTCGACAGGCATCTCGCTCTCGCCAAGGGAATTCGCGAGGAAGTCCTCGCCCTTCCCTACCCTCCGTTCGCCGCCACCGTCGTGAACGGCGGTTCCACTGGGCCGCAGGGCCTGGCCACGATCGGCGCACGGCTGATCGGCGCGGCCTCGCAGGACAGCGCCCTCGTGGACAACCCGTACTACGGTCCGCACATCCCGGGCACGCCGCTACTGCAGGCGGGCATGGAAGAGAGGAACATCCACAACCCCGACATCGTGTACAGCGAGAACCCCGAGGTGACGATCGGCGGGCTGGTGGATTCCATCCTGGACGGCCAGGGAAGTGACTCCGATCTCCTCGAGAAGGACCAGGCGACAGGGCTGAACAGGGTCAGGATATCCCGGCTCTTCTCGCGGACACCCGTCACGTTGATGAGCCAGACCCCGATCGAATACCGCCCGACACCGAACCTCGCGGAGACCCGGGGACTACGTGATGTGGATCCGCTTCGTAAGAGCGCGTTCACCGATGGAGTCGTCCCGGCTGGTTTCAAGAACGAGCAAAAGGGCTTCATCCAGCGCGGTTCCAACCAGGACCCGTCGAGCATCGTGGATGACGACGAGGCCTACGTCCCGATGAGCTTCACAGACATCAGGCCGTACGGCGCCGGGAAAGTTCGGACGGTCTACTTCAGGCCGTTCATCACCAACCTCGGCGAGTCTTTCACTCCCGAATGGATCCGTAGCTCCGGCTTCGGACGGACCGATCCGGTCGTCGGCTACGCGGGGACGGGCCGCCAGATCTCATTGGGCTTCATCGTCCACGCCTTCGCCCCGGAAGACCTGCAGGTCATCTACCAAAAGCTGACCTGGCTCACGTCCATGGTGTATCCGGAGTACGACAAGGATCTTGCCTTCAAGTCAGGACCCGTCGTGAGGCTCAGGATCGGTGACCTCATCAGCTCTACTAATGTGGGCGGCCTCGCGGGGGTGATCGATCAGCTGGACTTCGAGTACTCTGAGCAGGTCTGGGAGCTGAAGAAAGGGAACAAGGTGCCCATGGGCTATCGTGTCTCGCTTGGTTTCACCGTGCTTCACGACACACCGATCGGCAGGGGCAACGATGGCAAGTTCGGCGGGCTCGGGACGATCGACCAGAACGGGATCTTCCAGCCCCCGCAGGTCGTCAGATCTCGGGCGGACTCCACGAAAGAGGGTCCCGAGGTCCTCGGTCCGGGAGATTTCCGAGCGTACGTCGATGACATAGATGATTATGACCCAACCGCCTGAGGTGAGAGATGGCTCGTAGCAGATATTCCAACACCGAGATAATCGACGGGAAGTACTATGGAACGTTCAGGCTCCCGGTGCAGGCGGCTGGCTTCAAGGAGATCGATCTCTTGCAGGGGATCAAGACCCTTGACTACGAGTACAAGCTCGGGGACAGGATCGACCATCTCGCCGCAAGGTTCTTCAACGACGAGGGATACTGGTGGGTGATCTGCATCGTGAACAACATCGCCTATCCATTCTCTTCCGGAGGTCTTGTTCCCGGGAGAATCTTGAAGATCCCGCACAACGTACAGGATGTCCTCGACAGAATCCTGAGGTAACATGGCCCTCTCTTTCAGGCAGCTCAGCGCCGGACAAAAGGCGTACTTCCCCTCCAACCAAGAGGCCGTCGGTCTACTCGAGGGGATCACTTCGGTCGAGAAGGCTCTTGCCGTTCCCTATGTCCGCATCTGGCAGGTAAAGCCAGGCAACGGGATGCCCGTGCATCCCGACTCGACCGGGGTCGCCCCACGGTACCCGTTGAGCATCCGCATGGTGGAACCCCCAAAGTTTGGGGCCACCGCCGATGTCCAGTTCAGGGAGCGCCCACCCGTCTCTCTCAACAGGGTGTCCGTCAAGACAAACTCTGTCCGAGGAGCCTTTACCAACCAGACGATCGAGATGTCGTGGACGGTTCATCGTCCCGACGTGATCTTTGGCGATTCGGACCCGACCCGGGACAGCTGGTCCACGCTCATCACGCCCGGGCTGATGCACGTCCTCGAGTATGGATGGCAGAGCTCTGGACGTCATCCCCTCTTGAACGGTGATGGGTACCACAGCGATGCGGGTGGTCGACGCTTGACCATCCCGGCCAAGAAGCGGATAGTCTTCACCGTGATCGATTATTCGTTCAAGATCAGTCCGGACATGCAGTTTGAGATCGTCACACAGGCCGTCGAGAACGGTGACCTCCACCTGAGGACCGCCACGTTGGCCGGACTCACTCTTCCTGCCGATGACGAGATCCAGCAGGAAGAACGTGACAAGGACAACCGTGTCAAGATTGCACGTCCGATCGTCTTCAACCAGAAGGAAGCCAAGGGGATCTTCGGGCAGCTCCAGAACAGACTGCGACAACTCAAACGGGCGAGTCGCATCACTGGAGTCGGAGACACGGTCAGCTTCCAGGAGTTCTCGGATCGTTTCTTCGCGCCAGTGCTCCAGGTCGCGTTGCAACAGATGGGGTTCAAGACCATCAATCTCTGGATGGGTACGTTCAACCAGCGTGCCGGGAAGACGGTGAAGAGGTTCGGCGCGAAGACCCTAGACGGAGCATCGATCGGAGATTTCGAAGTTCCCGTCGACTGGCTGCAGGAAAAGTTCAGGGAGATCGTGCAGACCGGCGCGTCCATATCTGTCACAAACTTCGTGACGGTCTTCACACACCTCATGCAATCCGACGAGGTCTGGGATCGTAGCGAATCTCGTGTGGACAGGTTCGGTGTGGAGAACTACACCATGCCGGATGTTCGGGTGAGGACGATCGCCAACGGGGACACGATCGATTTTTTCGTGACCGACGTCCGAGACGAGGTGACGAGGTTCACGGAGAGCGATCGTGTCAAGGGCGGAGAACGGCTCACGACCGATCAGATCCGGCAGAAACTGAAGGACAAGAACGTCCCGTACATCAGGATGCTGAAGGCGAACTCGTTCATCACCGGCTGCAACTTCAACGTCGTGAACGACGAACAGCTGAAGGCCATCCTTATTAAAAGGTACAACGCCCCTACCCGTGAGGAGTTCCACTCTCAGCCGACGGCCGACAGGAGAAAGGGAGTGGTCGAGCCATCCCAGCTCATCTATTCTTCAGCTATAGTCGGTGACATCGAGATGATCGGCAACTTCTGCTTCGATACGTTCGCCATGGTCTGGATTGACTTCGGCGTTCCCAACTGGAACGGCACGTTCTTCGTCAACCAACACGAGGATCTGATAGAACGTGGAACATTCAGGACGATCGTTTCTCTGCAGGCCACAGGCGAGGACCCCCTGAACACACAGGGTAGGGCATCCCCTTAAAAACTGTTCCCGTAATTCACGGATTGTGTTATACTTGTATCCGTGGATCTGCTGGACGTCTGCCAAAAAAATCCGATCGGGATCGACGTCTTCCGTGACATGTCTGGGACGACAGGGCTCGCCCTGTTCGCCGGAGGACAGTTCTTCTTCGTCTTCGATGATGGTAGGCAGGAATTCGATGAGCTGGTCGTCAAGATCCTCTTGGGCTCCCGCCGCAAGGCCATCTACGATCTGAAGAAGCTGCAACATCTCGGCCTCTCTCCCGTCTTCATTTCCAAGATCCCATGGTTGTACGACATCAAGACCCTCTTTGGCGGGGGAGAGTCCATCTTCGCACTCGCCAAGAAACACCTCGATGAGAACACCCATCGTGAGATGATCGAGCTCGATCAGCGGTTCTCCTCTCACGTCCGATCGGCCAAGACGGTGGGCATCGATCTCACCGAGCATTCCATGCTTAAGCTGATCCCCGGAACGTTCGTCCAGAAGATGCTCAAGCTTCGTTGCCACGCGTCTCTCCGTCTTCTCGACAACATCATGGAGACAGACCTCCATGGGATTGTGGCCGACTGGGAGAACGAGGGGCTCTATCTCACGACAGCCCTCATGGAGATCGAACAGAACCGCATCAAGGTCGACGTCAAGCTCGTGGAAGAGAGTCTGCAACGTGAGCAGCCACCTCACCTGCGGAAGTACTTTACGAACATCTCGTTGCTGGAAGACGATGGGTTCGTCCACACGAGATTCGTGCCCTACGCCACCCGGACTTATCGGATCGGCGTGGATGGCACCGAGGGCAGGGTCTTCAATCCACTGGCGATCCCGAAGGGCGTCGCACGAGAAGCGATCGTGAGCAGACACCCAGACGGGGAGATCTATTCGATCGACCTCAACGCCGTGGATTATCGTTGTATCGTCGCTTCCGTCGATGACCCGACGTTCAGGGAGAGGTACGAGAGCCGCCGTGACTTCCACATGGTCAACTGCCTGTCGGTGTTCGGAGACCAATCCAGGGTGACACCAGAGTTACGCTCGGCAATCAAGGCGTTGACGTACATCTCGATCTACGGTGGATCGATCGAGACCGCCGCCGAACGTTCTGGGCTCTCGGAGAAGAACGTTCGGCGGGTCATCGAGATATTCGATCGAGAGCTCGCTCCCGTGCACATGCTCAGGACGAGGCTCTACGAGACATCCCAACGATCGGGTTATGTCGAACTTCCTGATGGAAGAAGGATACTTACAGAGAAGGACGACCATCCCGGCAAGGTGCTTGGCCTGTACGCCCAGGGTTACAGTTCGTTGATGTTCAACAGGGCGTTGGTTCGTATCGTGGAGAACATGCGAGGACGTAGGAGCGTCGTGCTCTTCACGGTCCACGATGAGGTCGTCCTGGACGTGCATCCCGAAGAGACGGATGTCCCATCTGTCGTGTTGTCCGAGCTACAGCGGGCGGAGTTCGGGTGGAACCTCGTGGCTGAGATTTCGAAAGGAAAGAACTACCGTGACGCAACCGAATGAAGACCAGAAGATCAAGAACATCGAGCTCGTGATGAAGCTCATCGACAAGATGCCGGAACCACGGGCAGGTCTTGTCAAGAAGATGATGGAAGGTTGGGTGGGAGAGCAGTACTTCACGGCTCCCGCCTCTGGTAGGGAAGAGTATCACTCATGCTACCCGGGTGGCCTCTGCCAACACAGCCTGAACGTGGTCAAGAACCTCAAGAAGATCTGTGACGCCATGGCCCCCGGGAAGTATGACGCGGCCACCATCTCGTTCGTCGGACTCTTCCACGATCTCGGGAAGGCCGGAGTGGAGGGTGAACCACTCTATGTTCCGAACCCCTCTGACTGGCACCGAGAGAAGGTCGGGAAGCTCTACGAGACCAACAAGGACTGCCCGTTCATGCCGACGTCCGAACGAAGCCTCTACACCCTCCAAAGGCATGGAATCGTTCTGGAAAATGACGAATATCTGGCGATCCGTCTGAACGACGGACAGTACGACGAGACGAACAGGAACTACCGGATGAAGGAACCAGAACTGGCCCTCTTCCTGCACTGGGCCGACATGTATAGCACGATCCAGGAAAAGGGCTGATCTGGTCCGAAAGGGACATCGGTCTCTACTTAGCAGATAGAGGCCAACGAAGACGATGAAGATCCCCAAGAAGGTCGTGTCCAGAGCCAAGATCGAGAAGATCATCCGAGAGGAATTCGTCCGCCGGGTGGACGAGCTCATGTCCGAGGCTGCTCCAGAGGTGGCCGACGCTCACGACGACGAGAAAGAGAAGGAGGTTGCCGGCAAGAAGGACGCCCAGCAGCCCCAGGGAAGCCCGGACAACGGGGCCTCTCCGAAGTCCAAGAAGTCAGCCTCTCCCGCTCCGGATGACGCCCAGCAAGACGATCCGAACGTCCAGCCGGACGAGCAAGATCCGGCGGACGACGAGCTCGAGAAGGACTCCGAGGAAGGAGACGATGATGTCGAGGACCAGGAGAAGGACGCCAAGAAGAAGCTGTCCGACCTCCTCGTCGGCAAATCCGTCCAGTCGATCACCCAGGAGCCGAAGAGCAAGGTCTTGCCAGGCGCCCAGGAGATCGTGCTGACCTTCGACAACACGCCGGATCCGTTGCGCATCCTCGTGACCAAGACGGGAGTCGTGAAGTTCCTCTTCAGGAACCAACTTCACAATGAGATCTGAGAAGAAGATGCATCTCTCGTCTGAAGATGTCGGGCGACTTTACGCCGCCTACATGAACGAGATTGGAAACGAACTTGCCATCGAATCTGGCGAGGAGCCGATCGACGATGGAAACCCCAGCGTAGAGGAAGTGCTCATGCCAAAGCTCACAGAAATTTTCAAGATTCGAGAGGCGGTCACCCCTGACAAGCTTCACGATCCTCAGGACTTCGTCGCCAAGCTTCGTGAGGTCGCCGCCGAGGCGTCTTCCGAGGCGGCCGCCATGTCCCAGTTCCTCGAGACGGTCGATGGCAACCCCGAGTTCAACCTCGGAAAGTCAGGCCCGGCCCTTCGTGCCGCCCTCGACAAGCTGACCGAGGCGGGCAAGGCTCTCGCCGACATCGTGTCTCCAGTCGAGCAGGCTCTCCTCCAGAAGGAACGTGAGGAGGAGTCGGCCAAGAACGCTCCACCCAGCTACGGCTCGGGCGCCACTTTCAAGAAGATCTGACATGCCCGAGGGACTCCACGAGCACGACGAGCAGCCCGCCGACACCGAGGAGGTGACACCAGTCCCCGGCGCGGACTCGTCTTTTGCCATCATCGGCATGGGTGCCACCGGTGGCGTGCTCGTGGAGTCCATGTTTAAGTCTGGATTTCAGAACGTGTTTCTGGTCGGGAGCGAGGAGATCACGCCGATCGACATCCCCCGTCAGCGTAAGCTCTATCTGGACGGATCGGTGACCACCATGCCCGAGGGAGAGGCTCTGGCGGTCAGGCGACAGATGGACATCTACAAGCGATTTCCAGACATCCTCGGGAAACCAGAACGGATCTTCATCGTGTCCGGACTGGGCGAGCCGTTCTCCGCGGGATCGATCCTGGTGATGCTTGAGTGCACATCGGCGTTCCTGAAGAAGCTCGGACACGAGAGCACCCAGCGGATCGGGGTCTTCGCTGCCACTCCGACGGGACCAGAACTGCAGAAGCCACAGGTCGCCAAGGACGTCTCGTGGTTGGTCGGGAAGCTGGTCGAGCTCAACTCCCAGCGTATGTTCGATCCGCTGGTGATCGGTGACAGGTCCAACCTCTGCTCACTTTTCGATTCTCTCTCGGCTCCCGCCGAGGAACCTGATGACGTGACCGAGGCGGAACAAAGCCCGGCAGAAGAGAGCGCTCCGAACGGGTTCGGTAGCTCGCTCTACGAGGAGTAAACAAGATGTCCGCCGAATCCGATCCGACAGTCACCGCGGGACTTCTGGCCCTTGCGATGGGGCTCCTGAAGATCATCGAATCCCTCATCACGTGGGGCTTCAAGAAGCTTACCGCGAGCAAGGAGAAGGGAGTCACGATCGTCGAGCTGTCCCCCGAGGCCAGCCAGATGATCAGGGACATCCACACGACCACCACCCGTGTCAACGACGAGGGTTTCCCCCTCGTGTATGGTCCCCGCTCCGAGCTTCACATGCTCACCGCCGCTCTCGACGTCGCGGCCGAGAAGATCGACGAGATCGACGCCCGGACCGAGGACATCCTCGAGTCCGTCAACAAGAAAAACCAGTGAGGTGATCGATGGCCGACCTCCTCTCAAAGTTGGTCGAGGCCGTCACGAGCTCCGCGGCAGGCGGAGAACGGTCGGCCCGCAACATCGGGGTGCCCGGTTATCCCGTCCCACCCGAGATGCGCCCCGAGGATCCCGTCGACGAGGCGACTGTCGACCCTCTCCCGAAATCCATCCAGCATCTTGACGATCTCTCTCCCGACGAGTTTATCAGGTTCCTTGACAAGTATCGGAAGCTACCTCTCGAGGGTGGGCTGGAGGTCTCTGAGAAGGTCGACGGGTCTGCGCGGATGTCTTTTGGGGTGGAGAACGGACGCCTCTGGACCAAGAGCAAGAACGGTCCAAGGAGGCACGCCTCGACCGAGTATCCCAAGAGCCACGTGTGGGACGCCATCCGCATGGCCCACCGTGCGCTCGAGAGCCACCGAGAAAAGATCGTGGCCGCCTGGCCGCCAGGTCCCCGGGAGTTCGTCTGCGAGATCCTGTTCACGCACGTTCCCAACTCGATCGAATATGGCCCGAACGTGATCATGGTACACGGCGTGGTGATGCAAGACACCCAGGTGTTGCCGGATCAGGCGGCCAAGAGGATCACGAACAAGTTCATCGGTCGGGTCGGGAACAAGCTTTCCGACGGGAAGGACACGTGGCTCCTTGAATACAAGCGGGTGATCCCACATGACCAGCTCATGGTCGATGTCGAGGAGGAGTTCCAGTCTCTCGACGACGTCCGGAAGGAGCTGAAGAAGATCCGGACGCACGGTCCGAAGCAAGCCGCAATGGCCCGCTTCAAGGACATCCAGCTTGCGGTCAAGGACAAGCTCCTCGACCAGATGAGGAAACAACGGCCGACGTACGGAAAGGATGGCGGCGACATCGAGGGCCTGGTGTTCAGGGATCTCGAATCTGGCCAGATGGTCAAGCTTGTCGACCGCGATTTTTTCACCTCCCTGAACAAGTTCATGTGGTTCTACCGTGAGCTCCTCGGGCGTGGGGTGAAGGTCGGCGAGAAGTGGGTTCCGGGGATCGGGCAACGGCTCAAGAACTATATCGCCGAGGAGGTCATGGGATCCCCGGTCGCGAAGACTAGCCAGTTCGTCTCGTACCTTCAACGAAATTATGGCAAGCCCGGCAACCCCGAGGAGCTTGACACCTTGATCGCCCGGTACGTCCAGGACGAGGGACTGATGAGGGGCGATTTCCTCTCTCGGTTCCGGAACGTCCTTGAGAAGACAGAGGTCGAGTTTGAGGTCGTCAAGCGAGACTGGGAATCGAGAAAGGACGGGAAGATCATCTTCAGGTCGAAGGACGGTCGTGAAAGGGAGATGTCGGATGTCGTCAAGGCCCGTACGCAGGCCGCGTTCGACGAGATGGAGGAAACCATCTCTGGGATGCAGGGAATGGTCGACGTCCTCGAGAAGATGCCAGATGAACTGACCCAGAAGGTCGGGCTCGTCAAGATCATGCTGGGCCAGAACGGGCTGGAGAAGCTCGCCGGAGACGCCAAGGTGAAGGATACAAAGAAGATGCATGAGGACGCGGGACAACCAACCCCTGTGTTCAGGGGCCTGCGTGGACTGGACGCCCAGGCCCTGAAGAGGTTGGGTGGTGATCCCTCAAGACAGGAGGGTCAGGCCGATCTTGACGGAGTCGACAAGAAGGGATACTGGTCGGCGAATCCAAAGATCGCGTTGGTCTATGCCACGACGGCCGCGACTGCTGAGCGTGAGGGACCCTTCATGGCGATCCTTCGTGGCTCATATTCTGGTGCAACCAAGGGGTCCGCTCAGGCCATCAACCCAGGCAATCCAGTGGGCATGGAGAAGATCTACTGGGCAAGCAATCCCGCGAAACTCAAGACATTCAATCTTACCGAGGCCGGTAGTGTCGGACCGAAAAAGCTATCTCCAGAGAAGGCTACGCAGATGGCTCAGGTCGTCCAGGACAACGCCCAGAAGCTCGCCCAGAGGAAGATCGATGTCTCCAACGCGAAGCCGTTGGGCGTCGGTGGGAACGGCGTGGCGTTCGACCTCGGACAGACCGTCCTGAAGGTCACGAAAGACGACAAGGAGGCCAACTCCTCGATGGTCATCAAGGGGAAGGACTTCCCGAACATCGTGAAGGTGTTCGACGTGTTTCGTTTCCCCGAGACTCCGTACTTTGGCATCTGGCAGGAGAAGCTTCAACCCATCCCACCTCAGGACAAGAACGAGTTTACTGAGTTCGTGACCGACATCGAGGTCGAGTCTGGGATGTTCAGCGATCTCTGGAAACTGGGTGACTGGAAAGAGATCGTCGATTACGCCATGGAGGGAGCGAGGGAGGACGAGGAGGCGACTCCCGAGTCGATCGCCCGGATCCGGAAGGAGATCATGGTCCTCCAGCGGAAGTACCAGATGGACAAGATCGTCGCCCAACTCAAGGCGGCCAAGATCCAGTTCAGGGACTTCCACGGTGGGAACGTCATGATGCGGGGATCTGAGCACGTCCTCATCGATCTTGGTTACTCAAAGTCCCCGAAGCAACAGGTGGCGAACCTTGAGTCGATCGTCGGCGTGGTCTCGAACCTGATCGAGGCCGGTCCTCCCCCCATCCCGGCGAGCCAACGCAAGGTCCCGAAGGATGCCGCTGGCAAGGCCCTGGGCATCGACACGGCTGGGGCGAAGAACTTCATCAACAGGAACCTCGAGAAGCTCGCCAAGAAGGGAATCAATGGAAACGCCGCGAAGCAGATCGGGCAGGGTACTCGGGGCGTCGCCTTCGACATCGGCAACAACCGGGTCCTGAAGATCTCGAACGACGTCCAGGAGGCGATCGCCGCGAACAAGCTCAAGGAGTTCAACCTGAAGCATGTCGTCAGATTCTTCGACGTGTTCAGGTTCCCCGAGGAAGATCCGAAGTTGGGTCACGTCTATGGAGTCGTCCAGGAGAAGCTCATCCCACTGGGCGGAGCCGATTCTTCGAACCAACAGGTCTCCGGGGAGTCTGCCGAGCTGAACAACGCCCTCATCAAGCTGCAGCTCCCGCAGACGATCTACAAATCCGGTTACGACTGGGACAGGACGAAGCAGATGGTCGCCGAGTTCGTCCAGTCGGAGATCAAGCGGAAGTACCCGCAGTTCTCCAGTGATGATATCGATCGCAAGTACGCCGAGAAGTACGCGGCGGAGATGAACGGTTACTGGAAGATCTGCACCCAGAAGTTCCACATCGGGGACATGGTGCAGGAGCTCTCCGCGAAGGGAGTGAAGTTCCACGATTACCATGCTGGAAACATCATGAAGAGGCCGAACGGAGAGTACGTCCTCATTGACATCGGTTACTCCAAGGTCGCCGGCGGCAAGGAACCCGGAGTGCTCGAGCGGGTGATGGAGGCGATCATCGAGGACCTGCAACCCGATGAGTTCGGTACCCAAGTCGTCCAGGGAGACGCAGACCTCTTGAAGGCTAAGAAGGGCATCGACATCTCCAAGCTGAAGTTCATCGCCGCCGGCGGCATGGGGGCGGCGTACGACATGGGCGGGGGGAAGGTCCTGAAGATCACCTCCGACCCAAGTGAGGCGGTCACCGCTCAGGCGATCAAGGGAAAGAACCTCGAGCACATCTACCGTGTGTATGATGTCTTCCGTTTCAAGGAAGAGGACGACGGGATCCAGCCTGTCTACGCGATAGTTCAGGAGAAGCTCTTTCCCATCCGTGAGACGCTCGGCAACTGGGCGTTCTCGCTCGCGTTGTTGCGCCAGTTCCTGGCCCCCAAGCATCGTCCGATAGCCTGGGAGGAGGCGAGGGCCGGGGTCATCGCCGAACGAAACAGGACGAGCAAGAAGCAAGATGGACAGCTGTACGCCGACATCTTGGAGAAGATGGGTGTGGGTGACATCGTGGACGAGCTCGCCAAGCTGGGGATCGTCTTCTTCGATTACCACCCGGGAAACATCATGAAGCGAGCGGACGGTACTCCGGTGGTCATCGATCTCGGGGTCAGCACGGTTCCAAACGCAGTCGATCCGCCAGTCCTCGAGAGGGTGATCGAATCGTTCATCTCAGAACTGAGTATCTCGGGCCCGGTCGATTTCAATCCAGAAGACCGTTCAGATGACGTCGAGAAGTTTGGGAAGGTCGCCGAGGATGGCTCCAAGGCTGACACGGTCGGCGTGACCATCGGACGTTTCCAGCCTTTTCACAAGGGTCACGCTGAGATCATCCGGAAGCTGGCGACCAAGTTCACCAAGGTCGTCATCATCGTGGCCGGCAACAGACCGGATGCAAAGAACCCGTTCTCGTACGAGCTTCGTCGCGAGCTGATGGAGATGTCCCTTCCGGATGTCGAACCAAAGCTGGAGGTCTACAAGGCAGAGGTGGACGGGAAGGCGACAGGCTACTTGCCGGGGATCCTGAACAGGATCATCGTAGACAAGGACTCGTCCGTCGAGTACGACACGGCCATCACGATCCTCGTCGGGCCAGACAGGTACGATGACGTGAAGCGGATGATCTCCACCGCCAAGAAGGGGGACGGGCAGTACTTCGATCCGGGGCTCGCCGTGGTAGAAAAGATGCCCGACGTGACCAACGACGATCAGGCGGGAAGGATCTCGGGCACCCAGGTCAGGGCCGCCCTCGTGGCGAACAAGAAGGACCAGGTCGGCCAGCTGCTCGATCCGCATGTCCTCTCGGACAAGACGGCCTTCGACGACATCTACCAGAGGATGAGAGATGAGATGTCTCGGTTCGTCCAGCTCCGGGAGCTCCGGGAGGATGCCTCGAACTCACCGAACCTCGATGCAGTGGGCGGAGTCGTTGGGATGGGTGAGATACTGGCCCAGAACGCCGATGTCATCCAGAGGGCTCGGGGAATCGACGTCACCAACGCCAAGATCCTCGGAAACGGGCAGATGGGAGTCGCCTTCGAGGTCCCGGGGAACCGGGTCCTGAAGCTCACGACCGACCACGAGGAGGCCAAGACGGCGGCCTACCTCAAGGGAAAGTCGAAGGACCACATCACGAAGTTCTTCGACGTCTTTGGGCTGAAGGCCACCAAGGATTCCGGACATCCTGTCTACTGCGTCCTCGAAGAGAAGCTCGTCCCGCTTGACGAGAACGAGCAGCGCGAGTTCAACGACTTCGCCATCAACTACCTCAGGAGCAACGAGGTAGTCAACACGACGGCGACCAAACCCTTCAAGGATGTCTGGGAGAAGGTCCGTGAGGTGGTCATCAACGATGTCATAAGGGATCTCGGTCTTTCTAGGGAGATAGACGTCTCCAAGCAGCCGGGACATGACATGGCCCCTGGAGTCGTGAAGAGGGTGAATAGGGCCCAGGGGCTCATCGTGAAGACTCTCGAAGAACTGAAGGAGATCGTCCAGAAATACCAGATCGATAAGATGGTCGACGAGCTCCGTGAGATGAACATCCAGTTCGCCGACTTCCACGGTGGAAACGTCATGAAGCGTGGACAGAACTACGTCATCAACGATCTTGGCAAGTCCAAGAGCCCCGGCGTGGAACCCCCGCAGATCGAGATGATCGTCCGCGAGTTCGTCGAGCTCCTGGGCGAGCGGCCTGTCGGTGGAGTGGGAGGAGGGTACGGTGACGCCCAGGCGGGAGTGAAGGCGGGCAGCTCTGGTTGGTCATCCTCTCGTAACATGACCGACAAGGACGAACCGGAAGACATGACCTGGCAGGAGATGATCCCAGATCCGAACCTGAAGATGCGACCCTGAGGAGGCACCCATGCAGTGTATGGATGGAACGTCGAGCAGATCGCCGAGGGCGAGTACGTACTCCTGAACCGGACCCGGACCGCGGTCCGGGTCTCTGAACACTCATTCATCGATCTGGGAGAGATCCTCAGCAAGATCGAGGAGGCCGGTGTCCCCATCTCCTTCACGGATGGACTGAAGGAGATCTATTTCACGATCCTCAGGGACGAGGATCCCGATATCCTGCTCCAGGGAGACTACAAACACGGCGTCATCCGGATATCCACGAGTGTGGAGAACCGTCCCGACATCCATAGGACTTTCATCCATGAGCTCGGACATTATGTCGATGAGGAACACGACATCTCCCACCGTCCCAAGGTGATCACCGAGAAACCCAAGTCGGCCAAGTTCATGCCAGATTCGTACGCCCGCAAGTCCCTCGGGGAGTACATCGCCTGTGGTTTCGAGGTCTTCTATTGTGGTTCCCGGCCACAACGTGGGGCCTTCCGGCGTACTTCTCCGAAATTGTACAACGTCATCAATTACTTGGATAGACGTTCTCGCTGACTCTCGCAGTTACACAATCGAAACAAACTCTGTCCCACCTGTCGCCTAGTTATCCCTGAGTGAGTCAAGGTCGACCAAAGACTGACCCAATGAACGACTGACCAAGGAGAAAAAATGGCTGGATTGGACATCAATGCGATCAAGGCGCGCATGGCGCAGCTTTCGAACCGTACCAAGAAGAGCAACGATCTCTGGAAGCCCGAGGACGAGCACGACGTCCGGGCCGTCCCGCATCCCTACTCAAAGAACGATGACAACTTCGTAGAGCTCGGTTTTCACTACGAGATCGGGAACGAGAAGCCGATCCTCTGCCCGAAGGTCAACTTCGGCGACGACTGCGACATCTGCGATTTCTGCGATGCCCTCAAGTCGTGGAAGACCCCTGATGGCGAAGAGAAGGCCGAGACGGACCGCAAGATCGACTGGGAGACCTTCAAGAAGATCTCTGTGAAGTCGGCGTGGTTCTTCCCGGTGGTCGTCCGTGGCAAGGAGTCGGAGGGTGCCAAGTGGCATCGGACGAACCAGACGAACTACAACACTCTCCTCGGGATCTGTGTGGACGAGGAGAACAACACGACCGTCGTTGAGGGCGGCGGGACGGGGGCCCTCGGCGTCCTGTTCGACGTGAACTGCGCCTACGACCTCCACGTGTCTTTCAAGAAGAAGGGCGAGAAGGGGAACACCAAGACCTTCAACATCGTGGAGTTCAAGGAGAAGAAGAAGCCCACCCCACTCGCCAAGACGAAGCCGGAGATCGACAAGATCCTCGCCTCGGTCAAGCCGATCCACGACGTGTATCCGAAGGTCACCTCCGAGGAGGTCTCCAAGATCTTCAAGAAGGCTCTCGGTTCGGCCAAGCAGGAGTCTGAGGCCGAGGGTGGTACGGAGCACCAGGTGAACTCCAACGAGAACGCCAAGACCGTCGGGGGCCGCTCGGTGGATGAGGCCTTCGAAGACATGCTCAACGAGTAACACCTCTCAGTTTCCGTAACGAACGAGGGGACCGGACTTCGGTCCGGTCCCCCTTTTTGTCTCTGGTGCAAGATGTCAAGATACAAGATCAAGGGAATGGGCCGTGGTTTCGATGGGCTGGTCGTCGAGGGAACGTGGATCGCGATCGATGATGGAGTGGAACGGGATCTCTTTCGACTGAGCAAGATCACGAACGACAACGTCGTCTTCGGAGATCGCAACGTCAGCTTCCCGGTTCCCGCGGAGTCCCTCTACATCTCTGAGGAATTCCTCGAGGAGATCGAGGATGATGAGAAACGAGAGTTCTCTCACAAGAACCCGTTTGGAAAATACGTCAAGAACTACACGCTTGAGAAGAACAGCTCCAAGCTGGTCGTGACGGAATACGAGAACGCCCTGAGCATCTCGGTGATCGATCCACACGGGATGACCGTCTACTCTCAGAACTATTTTTTGGATCTTCCGACGGTGCAGCACGACATCGTCGCGACGTTTCTAAACGAGGATCTGGAAGACACGATCTTCACCCTCAAGGATTTCAAATCTGACGAGATCAAAACGATCGACGAGGAGGACTGAGAGATGGCAAGGAAGAAGAAGGAAGAGGATCTCGTCGAGGAAGCGCAGGGATCGGGAGAGAAGGCTGTCAGCAAGGCCGAGGACGAGAAGGAGCTGCTTCACCTCACGAAGACCCTGATCAGGACACTCAACAAGGAGGGCGAGGACAAGATGGCGTGGTGCCTCGCCACCGACAAGGATAACCCGACAGACGTCAAGGACTTCATCTCGACCGGTTCGACCCTCCTCGACTACATCATCTCGAATCGTCGGGGCGGTGGCATCGCGATGGGGAAGATTACCGAAGTTGTCGGCGAGGAGGCGTCTGGCAAGTCTCTCCTGGTGACCCACGTCCTGGCGAACACCCAGAAGAAGGGCGGCCTGGCGGTCTACATCGACGAGGAGAACGCTCTCAATCCGGACTTCGCCCAACGTGTCGGTCTTGACCTGAAGAAGCTCGTCTATCTCCAGTGCGGTTACGTCGAGAAGGTCGGTGAGACCATCGAGAGCATCATCATCAAGGCCCGTGAAAAGGACGTTTCACGACCCATCACCATCGTCTGGGACTCTGTCGCGGCCACCCCGCCCAAGGCTGAGCTTGAGGGGGACTATGACCCGAACAGCCGGATCGGTCTTCAGGCCAAGGCCATCGCCAAGATGATGCGTAAGCTCACCACGACAGTCGGCCGTGAGAAGGTGACGCTCGTTTTCACGAACCAGCTGAAGGTCAAGATCGGCGTCATGTTCGGAGATCCGATGGGAACGTCGGGCGGGAAGGCGATCCCGTACCACGCCTCGACCCGCATCAGGTTGACCCGCTCCACCGAGGAGAAGGACGCCACCCAGAAGGACATGTCGAAGGGGCAGACCTATGGCGTGAACACATACGCCAAGATCATCAAGAACCGACTCGGTCCGCCGATGCGACGTTGCGAGTTCACCATCCTCTTCGCCTCTGGCATCGATGACGAGGAGTCGTGGTTCAACTACCTCCATTCGGTCGGGGAGATCTCGAAGCAGAGCGGGTTCTGCTACATGTCGAACGTCCCGCAGACCGTTGTCGTCGACAAGGAGGGCAAGGAGGAGGTCCAGGTCGCGAAGGAACTGAAGTTCCGCGAGAAGGCCTGGAAGGATATCGTCGCCGACCCGGCGACCAGGGAACACGTCTTCGGTCTTCTTGACAAGCACCTTATCGTCAAGTACGATGCGAAAGAGATCAAGGATCTCGATATAGATCCCGAATCGTTGATGGACGCTGAGGCCATGGCCGAGATGGTGGTCGAGGAGACGCCCGTCCCACAGGAAACGGCGGTTGACTGATGACGTACAGGAAGTACGATTCGGAATCGAAGAACGCCCAGATCGGAAGCGAGGGAGAACGGAGGTTCGAAGAGTGGTTCTCCGTACACACTCTTCCGGTCCAGCTGATCAGGACACGTCCGCTCATCATGGCCTGGTTGGGCCTACCGGAAGACCACGTCAGGGTCTCGACTTTCGAGAGCCAATTCGGAGACTACCTGATCGTGAAAGATGGTCGCGTGATCGCCCGAGTCGAGGTCTCGACGTCCGATCGTGACACCAAATATGTCACGTTGGGAGAGCGGAAACTGAAGAACTTTGACGGAGACTATCACGCGCTTGTTGATCTCCGGCGTGATACGGTCTGTATGGTTCACAGGGGGATGGTCGACAAGTATGTCGCGAACCAGGATCACGACGGGTATCGGCTGGTTCCCTCGATGCCGTTCAGTCGCATAGAACCCAGGGAGACGTTTTACTGATGGCACCGCGGTTCAAGGCTGGTCAGGTCGTGAAGTTCACGTACCGAGACATCAGCATGACGGATCCCAACATGCGGTTCAAGGAGGTGCTCGTCTTGCACCCGAGCTGGCAGGGGAAGGTGCACGCTCTCGACCTCAAGAAGATGACGCCCGCCGAGCGTGAGGTCATCTTCGAGATCATGAACCCGGAGAACAAAGGGAAGCCGCACAGGATCCCGTTGGTCGCCGACATCCTCCGTCGGATGGATCCCGTCGAAGACATCAAGAACCCGGTGAGCTTCTACGGGAAGTTCGTCAAACCGTTCCTCAGGACGGCGGGTGACGTCTATCGACAGTACTATCCGATGAAGATGTCCGGCGTGATCGTCGTGAAACAGACGAAGGTGCAGGGTCCGGTCATCAACCCGAAACCGTTGTTCCACGGGACCGAGACGAAGGCACCCCAGAAGCCCACGGCGCCCACGGCCACAAAGCCCAAGGTATCGGGCCAACCGGCCAAGAAGGCCTCCTCGGCGAGTCCCTCGAAGTCATCGAAGCCGGCTCCAACGGCCAAGCCGGCAGAACCAGCAAAGAAGCCGATGAGCAGACTTGACATGATCAGGGCTGCAGCGAAGAAGAAGAAGTGATGACGAGAGATGTCCCGGACATGACCTTCGTCCATTATCTCCTCGAGCGCAAGGGCCTCACCCAGAGCCAACGTCTCGCCTGGCTCATGGCTGAGAACACACACTTCGGGGGCAGATCACCATACAACGTGGCGTGCGACGAGGGGATCGAACTCGTGATCTCCTACCTGCAATCGTTCCCATACTCTGAGTGACCCCAAGCCCTTTGTGCCCATAGGTAACTGGGCGATGGACGGACGGATACTCATAGTCGACGGACTGAACAACTTCATACGGCACTACTGCGTCAACCCCACGTTGGACAACAACGGCCAACCGATCGGAGGGATCATCGGTTTCCTCCGGATGATGAAGAACATCCTGGGAGAGGTGCGTCCATCCCGGGTGATCATCGCCTGGGATGGCAAGGGAGGAAGC